TACCTTATATATTGCGGATAAAAGTTGAGAATCGGTCATTATTTTATCCTCCTTACCTTAATGTAGTCGGGACAATCTTTCTCTGTACACTCAAAATCAAACCCCCTCATTCGGAGGCGAGATATTGCGGTTCGTACAGATTGAGTCTTATAACTACTATGCTTTATTGAAGCCCAAGTATCACAAGGCAAGTCTCTTAAAATTTTAGAGAGTGATTTTTGTCTTTTTATTTGTACAACTTCCATTTTTTTATTATAGCTTTACTGATAATTTCTGTTTTATACTCATTGTATATACTCAGAATAAATACACAAAGAATAACGACACAAATATAAAGAAATAATCTTGATATAAACAAGAAAAAATCTTGATATTTTTAAAAATATTTTTCAGAGCAATGCAACAAACAGAAGCACAAAGGTTTATCCAAGAGGTGCAAAGGGTTATATCCCTCGGAAAAGAAAAAAGTATTGCCTCATTAGCTAAAAAGATAGGTAAAACATCACAGTATTTTACCGACTTAAAGTCTGGCAAAATGGCTCTTACTCGGTCAGTCCTTGACCAAGCTGCTGAAATTATAGAGATAGATAAAGAATATATCTTGATAGGGGAAAGAGTCATCTTCTCTCCTATGATGAGATTTAATTGATATACCTAGGTTGGCCATTTCGTACAGTTTTCGTACAACTATTTATTGTAAATGTATGTAAATTTACGATTAATTAGAACTTTATTTGACAAAATATTAAATAAAAAAGCGCACTAAAACTCTAAATTAAGTCTTAATGCGCTGAATTAAAGGTTAGTCAACTTTGAGCGGCAAATGAGATTCGAACTCACGGCCCTCAGCTTGGGAAGCTAAAGGCTAAATCACCCTAACTAATTAACAAATAAAGAACTGAGAAAGGGTAAAAATCACTTTCGTACATCTGCCGTACAACTTATTGTTTTTTCTGAGGTATTTTGGTGAAAGAAATACCCAGACCACAAGCACGAAGATAGCGAATAAAAGTTGTCATTGTGTAATTCCGGGTTCCTTCTTCAATATCTATGATCACATTCTGAGAAATCTTTGTTGCCTTATGAAGATCGTACCTTTGAATATCCACTTGCTCCCGGAAATCTTTTAAAGAAAGGCCTATCAGTTTAAGATAAGCCTCCTCTTCGGTATGTCTCCCCCTACGGATTTTAAGTCTGTTTTTAGCCATTACCCTCCCTTAAAATATTATCCACAATCGTAGCTATTGCAGTAATAGGTAAATTGGTTAGTGAATCATTATACTTACCCCACCTTACCCAAATAGTTTGATTATCGTCTTCCAAAAACCAGACCTCGCAAATGTGATAGTTAAGCTCTTTGCAGTATCGCTTATACTCTATACAAGGAGTTCCTTTATGTTGCAAGAAAGAAGTAACCTCTTTAATCATCTCGCTTAATAAGTCTGATGCCTTTTCTGTGTAGGTTGTTTTCATAGACCTTTAATTTGAGCGGTTAGAATGATGTCCTGATGTCTGGTCTGCAAAGGTAGGCTGCTCTTCTACTTGAATAGGGCTGTGAAAATTAGACCCTGTGTAGCATACGTTCTTAGCGCTTGTAATAGCCTCTTTTTCGTCTCTTGCTTTCACGATAATGGTTGATTGCTCGTTGTTAGCTTTTGTGTAGCTGGCTTGATAGTGATTTGCTTTCATAATTTAATTATTGATTAATTAATATGATTTTTAAACGCCTCTAAGCACCATTTTTGATAATCTTCCTCGGCAACATTATACTGCTCGTCTCTATCAATATCTTCATTAGTGCGATTATCATAGTAATTAGAAGCAAGTTGTTTTACATTACTGGTCGCCTCTTCGGTAGCTTTGCCCTCAAAGGTGGGATACATATCTGCGTATGTTTTAAAATTATCATATGCTAAGTCTTTGATAATTCTCTCGATTTGTGTTTTCATAAGATTGATTTTAATGGTTGTTTAAAGGGTTTGAAAATAATCATTTGCAGTTTTCAATTCTTCGTCTGTTAGATTGTTTCCAAAATCCGCTATATCACAATCGTTAAATAGCCACCTGTAAAAATCTGGGTCACTCTGCGATTCTAATTCGCACCATTCTGCGATAGTGTGGGGTTTATCGGCAGGGTTCTGCTCATCCCATCTGCTGACAAATCTATTGTAGTTCTCATTCAGCACGTTTTCTGCGTAAGTTGCGATTGTTTTCATAATATTGTGGTTTTGGTTGTTTCCACAAACCTATGCAAAAAGATTGATTTCTACAATAGGTTGTAGAAAAATAGTTTAAAAATATTATCTATGTTATTGATACTCAGGGAGAATAATTTTAAAGAGGGCTAAATAGGGTAAAAAACGGGAAAAATCGTAAAAATGTTACGAATCTCGTATATATTTACTCAAATCGTAACAAAATGACAACTTGTGTCAATTTTAGAGGGTAATTTCACTAATTGCTTAACTTATTCTAACCCTATTTGCTTATAATTCTCTACTTCTGTCAGCGTAGAGTGTGTTGATTGTGGGCTAAACTATGTGGTTTTGGTAATAGATTAAAAGAAAAAGGGGTTCAGCTTCACAGCCCACCCCCTAAACAACCTTATGGTAAAATCAACGACACAAAGATAGAAAGGTTAATTTATAACGCCAAATGTGATTAGCGATGCTTTTTCGCTATCACGCAACACTTAACTATCCACTGTAACAAGTATTCGAATGGCTCGTGGATCACTATATCAGCACTTATTCGCTCAAAGACAAACTTTGCAGCGTGACACGCTTCGTGAGCCATATATTCTGGTGTGGCAAGAGCCTTGTTTTTAAAGACTATTAACACTCCAAAATCATTACTACCCTTATCGTAAACCTCAAAAGTAGATGCTACCCTACAATCTTTAATATGCTCACGAAAAAGGGGACTATTATCTGTGTACGCTAATAATTCAGTCACCCTATCTGGGTTCGGTCTATACACTATCCATAATTTGAATGGATATATGTCTTGGTCAAATCTATGTATCATCGTAGCTTATTTTGCATCTTATCGTCAATCTCGGTGTCCATATATGCTAAGTTTGTTCTTATATCAACCATCCCCCCGAAAGAGATTATAAAGTAACGGAAAGATAATTTACTTCTAAATAGTCTAAGGTTAGCAGAGTTTTCCTCGGTTTGAGCAGCGCATATCATCTGCCAATCTAAAAGGTCATTACTCCCGAATATATAAGCCCCAAACGGAAGGAAAGGATAGATTTCACCCCTAAGAATAGCTCTATACACAGTTTTGAAGCCCTGAGAATTGAATATTTGCGGTCTGGTGTGCATATGTACGCAAATAACACGAGGATCTTGCCCTTCAAGTGGGGTTTCGTACTGACATTCCTCCGAAAGGTCAACTAAGTCCACATTAGCTCCATTAGTCTGGAGTGCATATTTACCTTTGCCGGATGAAAAAGATGCTGAAATTTTATGCCATAATCCCGAATTAAGATTAAACACATACGAAAAGTCGTGATTGATATTTGATACAACAAGCTCATTTTTGACTGAATCGTAAAGCAATTTTGCTCCGGAGAGGTAGTCTCGAAAGTCGATTGTCGAAAGAAGATTACTCACCTCGTACAACTCCTCATTAGAAGAAGCTAAAAGGAAGTTCTCATTCTCCTGAATAGAATCTAGGCGACCTTCTAAGATTTGAGATATGTTTTTACCTTGTCTCCCAACCATTATATTAACTGATTTATTTGAGATATAAGCTACCCCGTTTGAAGTCTGAACTGCTCCGGGAGAACAAATATCGTTTGAGATAGGAATTAAGTTAGAGTAAAGAACCTTACCAGATCCTTGTTCTAAAGCGAATATACCTCTATCCGTTAAAACGATCACCGGCCATTGTCCTGTTTGGGAGTCTGAAATCTGCTCAACCATAAGAGAAAGGTCGGTTACATTGCCGCCTATTCTATATGAAGTCTCCACCGGAAAGAAAAAGGGAACGGAATTTTCACTCACAATAACTACATTGCTCTCCCTATAACTTTTATTTTCAGTTATAGGAGAAAAAGCCTCGGTTAATATCACATCTTCCTTCTTCACCCAAAACGAATGGTTATACACATTTGAAGGAGTTAAATAGATTGTCGTATTATAAGATATCTCAGTAATCGACTCCTGATACTGAAAAATGATCTTATACGCCCTCGAATCGGGATAAGAAACAAAATCTCTTAACAAAAGTGTTCTCACCTCTCCGGTTATGTCAACTTCAAAAATCATCCTGCCTTTAACCATAAGGTCATCCCCGGATGTTCTTAGATAAACTAAGATATCAAATAATTTCTCACTTACTGCCATTGCCGCTCTGTATTAAATAATATATATATTCTCCTTCAATTTTCTTTAACTTAATCTCCATCGGTTTAAAATCTTCATCATAAATCTCATTATCTACTATCTGAAGAGCTTTAGGGTTGGTTATTCTGAGTTGTTTCAGTCTTTCCGGGTTAGGAATAGAAACTAACAAGGTACCGGTGCAATGGTCAGATATGTTTTTAATGAACTTCTTTTTATCCAAAATATGCTCTAGGCAATCAAAACAACAGACTAAATCGAACTTACCTAAGTTTACCCCGGTAAAATCACCACTCATATAATTTATGTCGGTGTAGAGATTGTGCTCTTTAGCTGCTTTAATATTTTCAGTCGAGAGGTCAATAGCTGTAATATTGTGGGCGTATTTCCTCAGGTGTTCGCTTGTTATCCCGGTTCCGCACCCTATATCCAGACAATTATCAAGGTGTTTAGAAGAAAGCTGACTATCAATAAACGATAGCACTTTCGTTAATCGTGGGCTCTTTGCTTTAAAATACGACTGCAAATACTTAGATTTATTGTCGTAAAACTCTTTTACTTCGTCTATTTGCATATTCTTGCAATTAAATCATTACTCAAAAACTCTCTCATATCTTTAGAGACCTTCATATAATCTACATTTTTAGCCTCTTCTATCAACTCTAACACATTATCTTTATTCCAAGGTAGCGCATTAGGTGTATTTCCGTTCCAAAGTACTTTTCTACCCATTAATCCCATTTCGCAAACAGTATTGGAAAGCCCATCGTGAGGGGTAAATCTTAATCCTACGAAACATTTTTTATAAATGTCGAATATCTCTTTCCGGGAGTAAGAGTGAAAATCACACTCAATAACCTTATAAGAGGCGTGTCTCTTCACCCAATTATTAAGATCACGACCATATAAAGGGGATTGCGACTTATAAACATAAATAGAATCACCCAGAGGACAAGGCTCTGCCTCTGTCTTAAAAGGAAGCACCGGAGCAGAGATGAACGGAATACCCCATTCTTTTAAGTCGTTTTCAATAAAAGAGCTTATTGCAATATGAGTAATATGCTCTCCCCTGACTGAATCTATAAGGTGGGGGTTCTTTCTTAGCCACCTTATATCCCCACCGGTCCAACACAGATAAAGTTTAGCATCGTGAAGCCTTGCTTGTTCAATCTGTTTTTCACCATAACAACCAAAGAAAAAAGCCTCACTCTCTTGATTAGTGTAAGGAAGAAAATCAATATCAGGGTATTTCTCAATAAAACCCCTGCGAAAGTGCCCTCCGGCATTACAAGCTAATTGAATCTTTCTCATTTCTGTTCTGAATAAATCTTTCGTATGATAGTAGCTAACTCCATATTATTAGGAGTGTTCTTAAATATACTCTCAGGAATCTGAATCATTCTCTCTTTTCTCAGGTCAATGTTGAATTTTTGACACAAGTTGTCAAAAGTCATCACAAACTTACCCTTGTATTCTTCCCTTTTTTCCATTATGGGGCACTCAGAAAGCATCTGTCTAGCTTTAACTTTGGAGCCGGTATTAGGAAGGAAATTAGTCAATCGCTTATAATCTTCCACAAAAAGGGTTGCAGTAAGTAGCTTATTAAACTGAAAGTTCTCCTGCCTGAGTCCGTGAGTGCCTTTCTTTTTAAATATATGCCCGGTCTCTATATGTGGAGCCACCCTACAAGATCCTCCCATCATCCAACTTTTAATCGAGATATAAGGCTCTAGAGTTCCCCATTGTCTATGTCCCCACCATCCGTCTATATATTCGTACCAACTCTTTTTAACCCCGTAAATAGCCCCTAGAACACAGGGAACTTCATAAGATCCTTCTTTGGTTGAGTCTCTTCCCAACCATTTAGCCTCTAAAATACTTTTATACCCAATAGGCTTACGAGGGTTGCTTTCGTGATCGTGAAAGGCTATAAAGGTTGCTCCGTGCCAATGGTTCTTAACTCTTCTCTTGGCAAAGTCCATATTATTTAACGGATTGTCCGGGTTCTTACAATTCTCCCCGGTACATTTACCATTTATAATATCCGCATCACAACATTGAGACCTCATATTTAACCCTACACAAGTAGTACAAGTCCACGCTTTGGGGTGCATTTCAATCTCTTTAACCAGAAGTGAAGCCCAATTATTCTTTACAAATCGAATATCACAAGCCATAATAATTAGGTTTTCACCTTTTGCCTGTTTAACCCCTGCATCAAAACTCTGTCCCACTCCTACATTAACAAGGTTACGAATGATAGTTACCCCCTCCAATGAAGGAAGGGGTTTATCACTACAATCGTCAACTACGATTATCTCGTGCTGAATATCTATCGTCTCTTTAATCTGTTTGAGACAATCGGTAAGAACCTCTAAAGGCTCGTTGTGATAAGTTATTATTATGCTTGTCATTGTATTGTTCCGTTAATAAATTGATAAATCACTGAATCTTCTACGCCTGAGTTCTTCTCAAACATCCAATATCCATCTGCAATCAAAGTGGATCCTTCCTCGGTTGTGTACCATAGGTCATCATTAGGATCACTCCATATTGTCCCTGTTAAGTTGCTTGTAAAGCAATCAGAAGCGGAGGTAGCACTATATCCATAATAAGCGTTAGCTGCTCTAGGTGCGTCTGTCGTTCCTGCACTTGTTGTTCCGGGCTCAGTTGTATCTTCCTCGGTAGTGCCGGAAGCAGTAGTTCCTTCATCCGTAGTCCCTGGAGCAGTAGTTGGTTCCTCAGTAGTTCCGCTTTCTGTTGTAGGTTCAGGGGTGGTTGGCTCTTCGGTTGTTCCTTCTTCTGTTGTGCCGGAAACTAAGATCCCGTCAGAATCATACAAAGGCACTCCACTTGCACCTATTTGAATCCTTCTTTCGACTCCAAAAACATAAGTACCAACTGCATAATAACCCTCTTGTGCGAATGTGGTAAACTCATCATCTGCGTAGGCAATATAGTTTCCACCCACCAGATTAACATAAAGAGCAACTGTATTGTAGTTATTAGAAAGTATGCGAGTATCTGCATCATTTTGAGCGTATGCATCAAAACCATTACAAACAATAGGTTCAGGAGGCGCTATTGTTGTCCCTGGGCTAGTCGTGCCTATTTCTGTCGTACCTTCTTCGGTGGTAGTAAGTTCACTTACGGGTTCGGTTACAAATGATTTTTGACCACCATAAGCCGTTCCTGCACTATTTATAGCATAAGCTCTAAAGTTGTAAGTAGTATTTGCTTCTAAGAATAATATAGTAGCCCCCACTAATCCAAGACCAAAACTCACTCCTACTTTAGTGTCTGCAGTTGTAGGTTCGTCAGAGGTTGAGTAAACTATTCCACTCTCAGTAACAGGAGAACCGCCCTCACTAGTAACTGCTCCGCTAACCTCTGCCGAATACGCCCCTATATTGGCTGCATCGTAAGTAACAACAGTAGCGTAAGTTTCTGCATCAGTAGTCCCCTCTTCGCTTGTCCCTTCCTGAGTAGTTCCTATTTCAGTAGTCCCCTCGGAAGTTGTACCTTCGCTTGATGTTCCGTCAGAAGTTGTTTCATCCTCTATTTCCCCAATCCTTATCGCCCTGATTGTAGAAAAACTATAAGGCTCTCCATAATTAACCAGATACCAACCCGGATCTACAAGGGTGCTTCCATTTTCTGTTGTGTAATAATTCCCATCGGTAAGGTCGTACCAAAGTGTACCAATAACAGGTCTAGGTTGCCCTACAAGTACCTCCCAAGCATTATAAGAGGAAATTATTGAATGAGAATAATACTCCTCAGAAACTCTGCCCGGAGCTGCAGTTGTGGTTGGAAGAGGCAAAGTCTCAGCTAAAGACATTAGCATAAAAACCTCAGGATCGGGGGTAAGAGTCTTTTTTATATCGAAAAGATGAAGCCTATTGTTATAGACAAAAGGTTTGCCTACAACAGACACCCACCCGGAAGAGTCAACCGGCATAGTTTTTCCGGTAAGAATCTCGTCTCCAAATTTGATTTGATACTTTTCTTCAATGGAATTAATCTCAATCTGGTGGCATTTGTACATTAACTCGGAAAGAAACAAAGCCTCGTTAAAGACTACCGGGGCCACTTCGGAGGTTTCTAAAAGAGTGTTGTTAATATCATAATTGAGAGTAATTCCATCCAAAGTCGCTTTATAATAAGAGATAGGTCTCGAGCAGTAAATATTGACATACTTTAATATATCTGAGAATTGGGCGTAATTTGCAGGTAACCCTATACCTAAGTACAGCCTTTCCACCTGAATATTCACCCACACATTCTGCCTCATTGAACCGCCCCACTCAACCCTAATCGGAGTTTCATTATACGCTCCCAACTTATAAAGAGTAGGAGGGGACATTTTTGTTTCTGAACCATCAAAAAGAGTGTAAGAAGAGGAAACTAGAATATAACCTTCGCAAAATTCAAGGTCAAGGTTTCGCGCCTCATTTATCGCAGCACCTATCTTCTCTTTAAAATCTCTTATTACAGAAGCCTCAAAAGGCACATCAGCATCTATAAGCCCTGTACTGAATTTACTTGAAGCATTTACCTTAGTATCTCCCTCTTCAAGTTCAAATCTTTGAATAAGAGCCATAGCCGGGAGTCCGTTAAAGAGTAATGAATAAGCCCCTGCCTTGTATTGATACACAACTAACTTAGTAGCTTCTGCACAATTAATAATAAGCATATTATTCAAAGTAGAAAGCTCAATATTTACCGAGGGGCAAGAGTGTATTTGAGTAGGGGTTCCGGTTGTCCTATCCACCTGATAAACCTTATTGCCTATCACGACAATAAGATTATTAAATGAGGATGAAATATGCTCTATGACTCTGGAATAAGTCTTATTGGATAGGATGACTCTCTTTCCTCCTATCACCCTGAGACTGCCATTTTCAGACCTTAAATTAATAAGCTCCTCACAGGCTCCCTCAATAGGGGTTTGGTCAGAGGTATTTCTTATAATACCTTGAAAATTTACTTTTTCTCTTCTCATTTTCCTGATAATTTTTCGTTTAGATCTTCATAAAAACTCTTTACGGGAGATGCTTCTTGATCCCTCTTTTTAAGGTCGTGCAACTTATAGAGTGCATTGATCAAAGGAGGTGCGTCAGTAGCCTTTTCGATGATTATTTCTAATCTTCTCATTGCTTTATCGTATAAATCATTAAGACTTGGTATCTCGCTTTGATTAAAGACCTCTGCACACTTATCCTCTTTAAGTAGTTTCTTTACTTGATCGAGATACTGAGTTTGCATTTTAGCAAGTCTTTTACAGGGTACGCCCATATCCTTATATAAAGGAACGATCTCACCCCCATAACGAAAGTGTAACAGAAACACATAATTGATCATCTGTTGTTCTGTGTATTCAAATTTCCTTGGCATAAAAGTTAAATAATTGATATTGACAAATGTCAATGTAAGTTTTAGATAAAACTCCACAGATTGTGGAATTAATAATATGGTTATCCGTACTATTGTACAGTACACACTAAATTAGGATGAGATGTTGACAGCAGCGATAATAGCAGGATTAGCCTCTGCAGCCGTTTCAGGGCTTGGGGCGTATAAATCTGCACAAGCAAACAAAAGAAATCAGGGGCTACTTAATAATATGGGAGACGAATACAAGTCTGACTATATGAAAGAGTATTATCGGGGAACTTTAGAAAACCCCGGATCTAAGGCGTATCTAAAAAGACTCGACCAACAGCTTCGGGACAGAACTAAGGCGACTGAAAATACAGCAGCAGCTACCGGAGCTACACAAGAGAATGTTCTTGCAGCAAAACAAGCCAACAATGAGGTTATGTCAAATGCAGTCGGAGACCTTGTTCAGAACGAAGATTATCGCAAACAGAACATCAAAGAGAGATATTTCCAAAGAAAAGCAGGGTTGGATCAGGCACAAATGGGTATTAACTCCCAACAAGGGCAGAATTGGGCTACACTAGCCTCTAATATTGCCGGTGCAGGAAGCTCTTTGGCGAATGTTTATTTACAATCCGGGCAAGGGTTTATTCCCAAAGCACCAAATCAAGGAGAGATAATCCAAAACCAACTCGGCAGAATAGGAACAGAGACTAAGTTTAAGACTCCGGCAAAAAAATATTAATATGGCAAAGCAAGAGAATAAACTAAGGACAACAGTTGCTAAGACTGTCAACCCTAATCCTCTCCCAGAGGTGCAGCAAATACAGCCTGACACCACTCCTTTTGTATATACACCCGGGACAAGTGTTTTAGATATCATTAAGCAAGGCAAAAGACAAGAAGAGGTATATCAAGCGCAAGAGGTAGATCTTAAAAAACAAGCCAAGCTAAACGCTTATATGGACTTCTTTAAATCTTTAGGAGGTCTGGCCGGTGGTGGTTGGGCCAATGTACAACAATACCAACCTTCCCCTTACTTAACTCAGGCCTTTGGGAAGATTGACCAACTAAGACAAGACAAGCAGACTTCTCAGCAATATTATGATGAAATGGCCCGTAGAGGTCAAAAAGAAGATTATAACACCCAATTATCAGCCTATAATCGTTCTCAGGATAAGAATTTCCAGATACAGAAAGCAAATACTGACGCTCTAAACAGAAGGAACCTCGAACAATATAAAATGGGAGCAGAGAAAGTTACTACCATAGACGATCCATTAGCAGAAAAAAGAGCCGAAACATCCGCTTTTAACGCACAAACCGCAAGGATAAGAGCAGAGAAGGGGCCACAATCACAAAATAAAGCTGAAAAGAAAGAGGCCGAAGAGAAGGAAGTCATTTATACTTTAAATAAACCGGAAGGTTCTACTCAAATAACCAAAGAGAGAGCGACCAAGTTAGTTGAGAGAGTTGAGAAAGACCTTAAAGACAACACTAAAATCTTATCTCCGGAAGAAGAACAAATCAGAGAGGCGTTAAAAGATGCTAAACTTGATAAGAAAGCACTTATAAAAGCTATTGACCTGATTAGGAAATACGATAAGACGGGTAAGTATAAAGGATATTGGATTGAGCAGAAGAAAGAAGATACTGCCCCGAAATCTTTTTTACCACAAAGCCCCAAAACTCAGTCAAACACCCCTAAGAAATCACTATTACCAAAATGATAGACAACAATAAAAGAGGACAGCTCTACGATAATCTCATAGGTACGGGTAGGGTAAATCAGGAGCAGATAGGAACCAAAGATGAGTTTCTTTCTGCAATAGGTGATCGTGTGAAGGCTTCTGAGTTTCACAAAAACTTACTTACTGTCTTTGATAAAGAAGAGGTCGGAGATGAACTTTCTTTCCTTGCATCCATAGAAGAGGATTTTATGCCAAATGATCCGGTTAATAAGTTTATGGCTAAACAACCTCAGGGAGTAGTGGGAGCAATGAAAACAAAGATGGGAGAGCCAAGAATGAAAGACGGCCTTCCTGTTCAGGAGTCTATCCCCTTAGAAGTAGATGAGCCGGACCAAACTGATTACCCCACACCACAATCTTTGCCCGAAATTGACAACCAGATTGAACAATTAAGCCAAGAGGATAAGGGTTTTATTAATATCTATCGTGATGTAAAAAAGAAAAAAGAGGGCGATTATCAGGAAATGGCAGCTCTTGGCCGGGAAGGTAAGTCTATGAACCTCTTTAACGTGATTACCAAACCCAAACTCTCAAAAGAGGAAGAGGCCTTTTATACAGAAAACAGAGAAAGAGGCGACCAGATGCTTGACAGAGAAAAAGCTCTGTACCTACAAAAAGACTTTTTAAGACTAAAAGAGAACCTCGAAAAGTACGATAGTAAAGATAGTGGACTAAAGACTTTCTGGAAGGGACTCACACAAACAGGACTTTTAAAAGATTTCCTCTCATTAGGCCAAGTGGAACTACAAAGAAACCTCGATGTAATGGGAGTCTTTAATAAGGCCGTAGAAGAGCCTGAAAAACTCACTAAGGAGGAAGAAAGGCTACTCACTTTATATAAAGAGTGGGATAACGCTTCTAAACAAAAAACAGATTTCTGGTACACAGCCGGGCAATCTTCTCAGATTATGGGAGAGTTTATTGCAAATATGGTTGGTGCTAATATAGCTGCAGGAGGATTAAGGGCCGGAATGAGGTCTGCCTTTAATGTAGCAACAAAGGAGTTTCTTAAAGGGGCGGGGAAAAAGGTTATTGCAGCCAATATTGGCAAAAAATTAGGTGAAGCAGCTATCTTTAATGTGATGGCTCTTCCTTCCCGGACTACATTTTATAAAGAGTTTACCGGCAAATCGCTTGAAGGGTACGGAAAGAATCAGTACGGGGAATACGAAAATACCGGCTCAATAGGAAAAGACCTTTACGAATCTTCCATTAGAACTTTTATGGAATATTTTGCTGAGGAATATTCTACCTCAGTTTCCGGTGGTTATGCTACCAACCTTTTAAAAAGTAAAGCAGGAAATAAATTACTTGGGAACACCTTTGAAAAACTAAGTAAAATAACCGACAATCCGGCCTTTAATCAGGTTACTAAGGTAATGAATTACGCCAATATAGGCAATGTGCCTGAGGAGATGTTTGAGGAAGTTCTAACCCAAGCAGGGAATGGACTCTTTTTATGGAGTAAAGACGATATCGCCCAATTAGCGGATCCTGATTTTTACAAATCTATTGCAGTAAGTGTTATTGCTCTGCAGGGGGCAATTACCGGAACACAATTAGTTGCCGGTGGAGTAGGGAATAAGATTGAAAAGAACAGAATAAACAGACAAGCCACAAGGTCGATAAATGAACTGAATACCTTAAATGTTACAGACGAATCCCTGATAAATCAGATATCACTTTTATCGGAAGATCTACAAAAAGGCGAGTTTGCAGATACCGAGGGAAGAATAGAGTTGGGACCAATCTTAACTAAGTTAGAAGATATACGAAACAACCCACAAGTAACAAGCGAAGTTTTAGCTGCATCTACCAAAGCAGTTATGGATAACGCAAGGAAATACGGAACCTATACAGGAATTGAAGCTATGGCCGTAGAATCTATTGGGGAGTTTTCACATAAAAGAACCGGGAATGTTATTATAGCAAAACGAGGGGAGGAAACATTTTATATTTTAGATGAGCTCCCTCAGGAAGAAGGCAGGGCTATTATGGTAGCCAGACCACTTGAAGGAGGCGAATCTGTTTCAATAAATTCAATAGAGTTTGACGACTTTCAGGTTGTACCTAAACAGGAGTTTTTAGAATCTTGGTTACAAGGTAGAGAAATAATCGAACCGGCTATTGCAGAACAAGAACAAGAGGAAGCTATTGTACAAGAATCTTTGCAAGAAAACCCTGTAATCGAACCACAGATAGGAAATGGATACCTTTTAGCTGGGGAGCCTGTAAGTGTAATTGATATTTCCGATGAAGGAATAGGAGTACAAGACAGAGAAGGAGGAATGCACATAGTTGACATTTCCGAACTGACCGAGATACCTCAATTAGCTAAACAAGTAGCAGAGCAGCAAGTACAAGTACAGGAACAGCCACAAGTACCTATTGACGAAAAAGGAGTAATAGACTACTCTCAAATAACCTCTCCCGAACTTTACGCACAAGCCTTAAATGACGAATTTGGGGAAGAATCTATCACTATGATAGACGAACTTATAGCCGAGCAGCAAGACCTTCTAAAAAAGGCTGAAAAGGGCTCTACAATCGAAAGAAAAAGAAGCGAGAGAATAATCAATGCCGAGATTGAGAAACTTAATCAGGTGAGAGGTATTCTTGTTCCGCAAGAGGCGGAAGCACCGATTGAGAAAGTGCCTATAAATATTGAATCGGAAGTAGTTGAAGATTTACCAGAGGTAGAACAAAAACCCGTACAAGAAGAACTCCCGGAGATAACTAAGAAACCTTTATCTGAAACAGAAAGACGAAACAAACTCGTTGATGATGTTCGCGCCTACAATAAACTATCCTCTGCCAAGAAAAAGAAATTTAACCAAGTAGGACTTTTAAGAACTACAAATGAGTTGGGGTTTGTATTTGGTTACGATAAGGGCGGAAACATAACTATCAAGACCAAAGAAGGAAAAACAGTAACCAAGGTCGCTGATAAACAAAGCAAGGAACAGACAGAATCTCACAAAGGGCTCTCGGACTATTCAGACGAGATGCAGCAAGTAATGTTACTATTCTTGAATAACCCCGAATCTTTAGTAGGATTAAGCGGAATAGGTAAAGCACAAACAGAACAAGGGATTAAGAATATACTTGCAGCAAAAAAGACAGTAGCTGCCAATGCTTTACTTGACCAATTAGAGAGTGATATTCAGTTTGGTTGGGTTACAGTTAATGATTATAAAACAGGACAAAAAGCAGATGTGGAGATTGGCGAATATTTGCTTTTATTTGTATCGGAAATTGAGGCGATAAACGAAGATGCTACCGAACTTAATGACCTCCCGGACTTTGAAGCTATGGATGCTTTGGAGGATATGCCAGAAGATATTTTTGGCGTATATGAAGATATGCCAGACTTTGAAGAAGAAATAATAAATACACAAAATAATGAACAAGCAAGAGAGATTACAGAGAATCAAGACGAATCTCAAGCTGATGTTCCTATTCAAATGCAAGGAGAAGGGGATATCGCCAGAGGTGAGCAACCTGACACCGGAATTGAGGCAGGAGATGAAGCAAGAGTACCGCAACAGACGAGGCAGATAACACCTCAGTCTATTGAGATTGAAAAACTACAAAAAGACCGGGAAGCTGCAATCGCAGAGAAAAACCGGCTAATAAAAAACAATGTTGACAGAGTAGGTTTATTTGGGGACACCAAAATAGATCCTAACGACCTATTTGAAGGGGCAGGGTTTGATCCCACCGCTTCTCAACCTCTTATTGATAAGCAAACCGAAGTCATAAAAGAGATTGACCGCAAGATTGAAGTCTTAAAAAAGAACGAAGCAGCCGGTATTGAGGAAGCTAAGGGGCAGCAGTCTATTGAGGATAAACTTGCCGAAGAAGAAGCTAAAGTAAACCTTAATCCGAGTGAGGGGCAAAAGGAAGCGGGTAACTATAAAAAAGGACATATCACTATCCAAGGTTTTGATTTGACTATTGAGAACCCAAAAGGCTCTCAAAGGTCTGGCGTTGATGAATCAGGTCGTGAATGGAGTCAAATCCTAAATAATACCTACGGATATATCTTAGGCACAACAGGAAAAGACGGAGGGCATATTGATGTGTTCTTAGGGGATAACCTTGAATCAGACCGAGTGTTTGTAGTTGACCAGATAAACAAAGATAAATCATTTGATGAACATAAAGTAATGTTAGGCTTCGATACTATTATTGAAGCAGAACAGGCCTATCTCTCCAACTATGAAGAAGGATGGCAGGGGTTAGGCAATATCACTCAGGTTCCTATTGAAGATTTTCGGAAGTGGACTGAATCAGGAACAAGAAAAATTAAGCCTTTTGCGGAATATAAACAAGTAAAAGACCAACCAAAAGCGGAAGAGGTACAACCCGAGCAGGGAGAGGTTGAGGATGCACCTGAACGCTCTGTAAGTAGCAATAGGGTAAAGGCAGTAGAAACTGAAGAAGGGGAAATAGCCATAGTAGATAATTCTATTCAACCCGATATAGACAATAAGGCGGGGGAGATAGGAGAAGAAATGTCGGAAGCAGATATAAAAGAGGGAGAAGAAACCCTTAGTAAGATGCAAGACTTTGGCCAAAAAATTGGTATGGCAAGAAAAGATACTGCCGAAAGAGGGTTTACTCTTAAAAGAGGAAAAGGGGAAAAAGAAGCTCCGGGATGGTCGAAAAAGTACAAAATATTCAAGCAGGAGAAAGGCACATCATATTCAGATTGGAACACGATAGAGGGTAAGTATTCTGTGAACATTGTTAGTGGTAATTTCTTCAAGACACTACAAAAGAACTTTAACACAGAGGAAGAAGCTATGGCAGCTATCCCAATGATAGAGGTATCGAGAAATCATAGAGTTTACCAATCAAAAAAAGAAGATGAATATTCAATATATCGAAAATGGAGTAGTGGTAAGTTGTGGGAGATAAAAAAAGGATTTAAAAGCAGGGAAGAGGCGTTAATGTATATGGCAAAAAACGCTGAGGAGATTATTGGCTACAAAGTTGGTAGAGTAGAAAGGCCACATTTAGATAAGATAGAAAGAGAGGGAGTTGAAAGAAGAAAGGGCAATGTTACTCCTGAGCAGTTTATGGAAACCTTCGGGTTTAGGGGAGGCGAATTTGGGAATTGGGTAGCAGCAGACGAAAGACAGTCGATGCTTAATTTCGCTTTTGACGCTCTCTTAGATATGGCTGATATAATCGGGGTATCTCCAAGAGCCTTATCATTAGGGGGTAGGTTAGCTATTGGTTTTGGCAGTAGGGGACAAGGGCTATCTGGAGCAGCAGCGCATTTTGAGCCAGAAAGAGGGGTTATTAACCTTACTAAAATAAGTGGGGCCGGATCTCTTGCTCACGAGTGGTTTCACGCTTTTGATTCATATTTTGGTGTAGTTGGTAGAAAGGGATTTATTCCCAATCAAGAGGGAGTTATGCCTGAGCCTTCTCGTGAAAGAGATTATTTAAGTGGGGACTATAACTCTAATCCTTATGTGCGCAAAGAGGTTAAAGATGCTTGGAGGCAAGTGTGGGAGACAATGAGGTATAAAAAAGAGTTGTCTGAGTATGATATGACTCGACTACAAAGACAATATGATTCAGCAATAAATTCTTTAAATAGCTCACTAAAGACAGCAAGAGCTTGGATGGAAAGAGATAGGACTTATGGACTGAGAAAAAAAGCAGCAACGCCTGAGCAATTAGCAAAATGGGATAGTCTCGCAGAAAAGGCGAATAAGTTTGAATTTGGTAAGGTGCAACCTAAAAAAACCAAGAAAAAATACTCATTTGAGAATGAATATCAACTCCAAAGAGAACTACAAGATCTATATAAAGAAGTTACCGGCAGAGAGAGCGGACAGCTCGAATACGGAGAATTTAGAAATATAGAACTAAATAGAGAACTTATCCAAAAAGCAGAGAAGGATAAGACATTTGAGGCGAGGAAGAATACTACATTTTATAATGGAAGTAAGGATATGGATGCTTCAAGAGTAAGTTCTTATTGGGGTACTAATCTTGAAATGGCAGCAAGGGCGTTTGAGGCCTATGTGGATGATAGAATAAAGGAAGCGGGGGCAAGGAACGACTATTTAGTGCATTCGGTAAATAATTACATATACGAGGTGCTTTATGATGCAAAACCATACCCGGAAGGAGAAGAAAGACAGAACATAAATAAAGCATTTGATAACCTATTTAAGGTATTGGAAGAAAAGATAGACGAAGAGGGTAATACTCTTCTTTATCGCACAAGCGACAATACCGACTTAACAGATTTTAAACGAGCTCAATTTAATATCATACAAGCAACTAATCCGATGCTTGATGATTATCATACCGGAATAAGGAGCGTAGAGGATATTTATACATTCGAGGAGGCATATCGGAAAGATATAGACACAGATAATTTTATGCTATCTCCTGACTATAAACAGAAAGATGTAGAAGATGCCCTAGAAAGCGGAAGTATTACAATATACTCCTCAAAACCTATACAGAACGGAGTATTTGTTACTCCAAGTAAAATGGAAGCAGAAGCGTATTCAGCTAATGGGAAAACTTACTCTAAAATAGTAGCTTTAAGTGATGTTGCTTGGATAAATAATTACGAGGGGCAATATGCAAAACAAGACACTAATCTTTATCGCACCATAGGCGAACGAGGCGTATCTAACCAATCCGAAGAAGCTATCATAAGACTTGATAACTTGAAAGTAGCAAGAGAAATGGAGACTCAAAACAAGTCCCAAAAACAAATCAAACTTGCGACAGGATGGGAGAGAGGCAAAGATACTAAATGGAGGTATGAAGTTGAGGATGATATTACTATTAAAAAAATACCAACTTTGGAGTTTCCACCTAAGTTTCATAAATTTGACGAAATATTTGAGAGTAAGACCTTATTTAAGCAATACCCTCAAATAAAGGATATAAAGGTTGTATTTATTGATAAGCCAAATGGTGGATTTGGTTCATTTACACCGATTGCTGACATTTTAGAATTAAATATAAATGAAGGATTATTACAGAGGCTCTTGCGTGGACTACGCAGATCCACTACAAGAGTGGAAACCTCAGAAAATAGAGGAAATGACCAAAGTAGAAATGATTATGCAGATGTTCTGGGACAATCCCTTGTTCACGAAGTACAGCATATTATTCAAATGTATGAAGGTTTTACCCAAGGCAGTCGTACAGAGGATATACAAGCACTTTATCCGGAACTTGTCGTGGAGCGACTTAAAGCTAATGAGTCAATGGGAGAGCCAACGGATGATGAAGGCGTGTTTGGAAGCAGTGGCACAAGGGCGGCAAGAGATATATATTACAAAACCGCTGGGGAGGTAGAGGCAAGAAATGTAGCAAGGCGTTTAGATATGCCTTTACAAGAAAGATTAAGCACTTTACTTTCCGAAACAGAGGATGTTTCAAGAGAAGATCAAATCATTTTAGGGGAACAATTAAGTTCAGGACTCCTTCTGAGAACCCCTTATTTCTACTCCCCAACGGAACAGGCCTTAAATTCAATCAAACAAGAAAAAGCAACTCCCGAGCAATGGAGGGCTATGTTGCTCAAAAACGGAGCGAAACAGGCTGAAATGGACTGGATGGGATTTGACGAATTTAGTCAAGACAGGAAAAGTCTAACTAAAGCAGATATTCAAGAGTGGATTGACCAGAATAAGATTGAGATAGAGGAGGTTGAGAAAAGACAAGAGAGTGGTTCTATAACAAATGAATTAACTGATAATGCAAAAGAAGAACTCGAAAGACTGCAAGAAATTGAACAACGTTGGTTATCTATTGAATCAGCACAGGTAAATGGTTATGAATTAACTAAAAAAGATCAAGAAAGATTAACGGAGTATGAAAATGAATTTGAAGATATATCAGAGGTTAGTGATAAAATAAATGATCTTCAAAACGATGCAAATAACTATAAACTTGACGAAAATGGCGATACCAAATACTCCCAATACCAACTCCCCGGAGGAACCAATTACAAAGAGTTGTTATTGACGATGCCTTCAAAATTGGAAAAAGAGAAGAGAAGGCAAGAAAACGCAAACGAGTTTATAAATATTGAAGAAGGAAAATACCAAGACGACTTCCACTCCGGTCACTGGGATGAACCAAACATCCTTGCTCATATAAGATTCAACGAGAGAGAAGTAAACGGAGAAAGGATACTATTCTTAGAAGAGATACAATCAGATTGGGCTCAGAAAGGGAAGAAGGATGGGTTTGTAAATGATAGGGATAAGTCTATCTATAATTTTGCAAAGTCAATCTATAATATAAAGATAGCTGCACTACGAAAGCAAATATCACAAGAAGAGGCTGAGCGAAAACTATTATCAGAGAAAGTATTATCAGAATCCCAAGGGATAACAGAGCAGGAAATAAATCAATTTCTCTATAAATATGGAGATTTTACAATGCCATACGCAGCAGCAGTCCCCGATATGCCTTTCAAGAATACCGACCAATGGGTAAACCTTGCGCTCCGTAGGATGATGATTTTCGCAGCAGAGAACGGATTTGACAGGATAGCTTGGACAACGGGCGATATTCAAGCAGAGAGGTACGATTTGAGTAAGCAGGCGAAGCGCATACAGTTCTTTAAGCAAAAGGATGGCACATACCGTGGTATAGCATACGATAAGGATGATGATGTTGCTATGAATTTTAATGGAGATGCAAATAAACTTGAAACAATTATAGGCAAAGAGGCTACTCAAAAAATAGTTGAAAAAGCAGAAGAGACGGGGAGGCAATATTATCTAAATAACCAAGATCTCAAAGTAGGCGGACAAGGTATGAAAGCCTTTTACGACCAGATACTCCCTGCACAAGCAAATAAGATAGGCAAAAAGTTTAACGCAAAGGTTGAGAGTGTTGAAATTCCTGCAAGTGAGGTAGCTTTTAATGAGAATAAAGAACTCGATCCTGCCGACTTTACACCTAAAGCACAAGAGTACACAAGCAGATACGAAGAGTCCATTGAGGAAAACGGAGATTATTCTGCAGAGGACTACATTGACGATATGGCTAAAGAAGGTTTTATAGTTGAAATGGACTTCAATTCAGGAGAGCCTATCTCAGTAATGAAAGCCTCTAAAGGAAATACTACTCCTGTTCAATCAATCCCAATAACACAAGGGATAAGAGAACAAGCTCAGATTGGTATGCCTCTCTTCTCTATTCTTGGCGAAAAAGGGGCAAAAGCACTTGATATAGCCAATAATTCAGAGGTTATATTAAACAACCTTGCCATTGCAAAACAATTCACAAAAGACGGCAAAGATGCAAAAACCATTCGTCTTGCTACGGGTTGGGAAATGGGTAATGATAAGAAGTGGAGATACGAGATACCTGATGATATTAAGATAAAGCAACTACCAATCGTAGAGGGTAATATTCCAAAATTTACTACCTTTGGGGAAATTATTGAAAGTAAGAGTTTACTCACCGCTTATCCTGAGTTAAAAGATGTTCAGGTAATAGTGGAAAATGTGCCGAGTAAAAACTCATTTGGCTCATACACAGAATTAACTAATACATTATCAATAAATGCGAGTAAAGAAGTATATAGACTTTGGCTGCAGGGACTCAATTTGGGGACTACTCGGAATGGAGGAGCCACCACAACCACCACCAACAAAGGAGGAATTGATTATGAGACTTTTTTGGGACAATCGGTGGTTCACGAGATTCAACATATTATTCAGTCTTATGAGGGCTTTACCAGAGGGAGTAGTACAGAATATATACTCTCGTCTTACCCGGAACCTATCCTACAAGGAGATGTTGATAGTGGAGGATTGGCAAATGCAGAGGAACGGAAAGCTGCTCGAAGAGCATCTGCGACAGAAATCTATAAAAAACTCTCAGGCGAAGTAGAGGCTCGTAATGCCGTAGAGCGAATGAATTACTCTGTGGAAGAAAGGCGACAAACCTTACTTTCTGAGACCGAAGATGTGGCAAGGGAAGACCAGATATTGCTTGAAAGCGCAATCTTAGGAACCGCCAATTCAGAAATACAAAACACATCAGTATTCAATTTAGCAGAAGAAGCAAATAGACTAGCCTCTAATTTAGGGGTTAAGGTTACTATTAAATTAGACGCTTCCGATATGCCACCTATGAGGATTGCTTTAAGAAAAACAAAAGGGTGGTTCGATCCAAAAACTAAAGAGATAGTCATTATTTTAAGCAATCACGACAGCTTAAAAGATATTCAAGAGACTATCTTCCACGAAGCAGTAGGGCATATGGGGTTAAGAGGTCTTTTAGGGGCGAAATTTAACCCTGTAATGAATCAGGTATTCGAGTCTATGCCAAGAGATGCTAGGGCTACATTTTTAGCTAAATACGGAAACAAGGCACTAGCAGCAGAAGAGTACCTTGCAACCTTAGCAGAACAAGATATTAACCCGACTCTTTTACAGAAGATAATCTCAATAGTAAGAGATGCTTTTAGAGCAATAGGCATAGATTTACGCTTCAATGATAGCGATATGCTCTTTATGCTATGGAGGTCAAAAAACAGACTAAAACGCAACCCTACGATTGTAGATACAATAAAAGACTTTAATCGGGTGAAAGAGGTTAAAGAGAGGCTGAGGGAAGGAGTTATTCCGGAAACAATCTCTATTATCGGAGTACAAAAACCAACCCGCAATAGTGAAGGTAAATACATTCACCCAACAGAAGAGGGGATAAGGAACTTTTATAAGTGGTTTGGGGATTCAAAAGTGGTGGATAATGAAGGGAGGCCGTTGGTGGTTTATCACGGGACTAATAGTGAATTTAATGAGTTTAAAAATAAGAAAGATGTTGGATTGTATGGTAGTGGGTATTATTTTACTCAATATAAAGAGACGGCAAACCAATACGGGAACATAAAAGAATATTATTTAGCGTCTGAAAAACCAATAATTATAACGCCACAAAAAACCCCATCTATTTTATATAAATTAATAAATGCAAGTGGAAAATATGATTATGGGTATACAGGAGTTATTGTAAAGGATAATCAAAAAGGGTTGGAATCTATAACCGTTTTTTCTCCCTCCCAAATCAAATCAATAAACAATCAAGGCACATTTGACGGGGATAATAACGATATCCGTTTCCGAGAATCATCAGGGCTTGGATTGATTAACAATACAGATTGGCAAGATCAAGTATGGGAACAAAATAAAGATTTAATCGAGGTTGAGAATTTGGGAATATTTCAACGCAATCAAGAAACGGAAAATATACCTGAAAATTATTCGTCTCAGCACTTTACTTATGAACCGGGATTAAGAGATATTTATGCTAATCCGAAAGCGTATAATGAAGTAGATGCCCTCTATAAAAAACAAGGATATTTAGATGAGGGGTATGTTGAAAATTATTATAACCCAGAAGACTTCCAACTAAAAGCAGGGTATGTGGCAGCTATTCAAGCGTCAGAAACGGGCAACCCAAAACAAGTCGGAGGTTCAGCAGACGATACTTACGCTATAACCTTTATAGGGGAGAAAATTGCAGATGTTTACGATGGAGAAATAGTAAGGCCTATTCGACAATTAGAAGTGTGGCAAAAACAAGGTAGTAGCTACACTAAGCTATTAGATAATAGCCTCCGTTTCCGAGATGATGATAACGCCATTCTAGATACAAACGATATCCAACTAACCGCCTCTCAGAAGTTCATTCAAGCAATGCAAGACCGAATGATGTCGGGGCGTATCTTGATTGATGAGATACAAAAAAGAGGTGGGAAAGTAGGGCAGATGTCAAACTTTGTAACCGAAGAAACTCGTTCATCTTCAAGAGGAAAGTATGAGATTGATAATTTCCTAGACAACTATTTTAAACCTTTGACAAACAAAGTCAAAGACTTAATGAACAAGGGAGGCGTTTCTCAATTTGATATTGAGGATTATATGAAAGCCAAACACGCTCCCGAAGTAAACAAAAGACTAACTAGCGCAGAAGTTTATAAATCGGTTCTCACAAATTATCAGTCAGAGATAACTAAACTCAAAAACGCAAAAGCAGACCTGACCACCGAGCCTGAGATTAAGGCAATGAACGAAGCAATAGAAACCGCTATAAGGTTGTCTAATTTCTATCAAGCGAAAGAGAATAGGGAATTGGTTGATGGATTGCTTTCTAATGCTTACGACAATAAGTTTAACGGAGAAGAACTGAACCCTATTGAAGTTGGGGGTGCTGAGTTTAATCTTGCAAAAGATATTCAAAAGAGGTTTGTCTCCCGAATGAAAAAAGTTGAGAAGAGCGAAGATGGAAACATACGCTCAGGAAAGGGAGATGCAGAAGCTAAAGCAATAGTAGAAGGTTTTGAGGGCAGATTTGAACCAGAAGATATTACAGACCTCTGGGATAAGATAAGAGCAGCTACAAGGTTCTCTTTAGATATTTCGTTTAAGTACGGGCTAATCAGTAAAGAGACTTACGAGGCTTCTAAGTCTATGTATGAATACTATGTTCCATTAAGAGGGTGGGAGGTTACCGAACAAGTAGACTACTCCAACATCTTTGGAAAGGAGTATATGGGGCACGAGATTCTAAACCCTGTAAATAAACAAGCAAAAGGAAGGCAATCAGAAGCAGACGCACCTCTAGGATATATAGGCTCAATGGCTGAGACTGCTATCATTGCAGGGAATAAAAACGAAGTTCGTAAACAGGCTTGGCGTTTGGTTATGAATAATGCTGAGATGACAGACCTTTTCCTTATAAAAGATGCTTGGGAAGTAAATATAGGAACACCGGAAGAACCTAGTTGGGAGCAGCAATATGAAGTTCCGACTCAGGAATTATTAGAAACCGGTATGGCTCGTAAATTACCTCTAAATAATAAGTACACTTGGCACAAAACTAAAGCTCAGTTAAATATGCACCAAGTACCCGTAATGATTGACGGAAAAAGGGTAGTGATTGAATTTAAAGGAAACTTAGGTGCAGAAGTAGCCGGGGCCATAAATGGGGATAAAGTTTTAAGATGGAGGGGAACTGATAAGATAGGAAACATAACCCGAGTAATGGCTGCCTTAAAAACTTCTAAGAACCCTGACTTTATGCTGACCAACTTTACCAGAGACTTTTTCTTTGGAAATATGGCTTATTACATTCGTGGAGGAAACCCTATTGCTCTTACCTCAAACTTAGGTAGGGCTTGGAAAGCTATACATTTAGATATATCAGGCAAGGAAAATAAAGATCCTTATATGAGAGAAATGCGAGAATCTTTCAAGCAAGAGGGAGCGCAAACCGGATATGCGCATATGCTAGGACAACCAGACTTTAAAAAGAAGGCTGAGAAACTAATCAAAGAGGCTAACGATGCACAAGGATCTCCTTCTGTTTATGCAAGAAAATCATTCGAAGCAATGAATCACGGACTAGATTACTTAGCCGTAATGTCAGAGGATGCTATGAGGTTTGCAATATTCATAACTGAGATTGAACGCTTAATGAAGGAAGCAGGAGTAGATACACCAACCGCCTCAATGAAAAAACAAGCTGCCCTTGCTGCAAAAGAACTCACAACGAACTTTAATAAAAAAGGGAATTTTAGTAGTCAAATAGGCACATTCTACGCTTTCTTTAACGCATCTGTTCAGGGAACGACTAATTATATCAAATTAGCCAAAGAGAACCCGGCACGATTTATTAAAGCGAACCTATTTATTTTAAGTTTAAGAGTTGCCCTTCACGCTTTATGTAGTATGCTTGACGGAGATGATGACGACTATGAGGCTTTGTCAGATTTTGTCAAAGAGAACAATCTGGTTATCCCAATCACAAACGGAGAATATATTACCATACCTCTTCCTCACGGAGCCAGAGCTTTGACTTCGATAGGGAATTATGCAGTAGATGTGATTAATGGAACGAGAGAGGCAGACGAGGCTATGAGTGATTACATTAAAAACTTAATATCCGAATCTTCTCCAATCAATTTAGTGGGTATGGATAAAAGTAAATTCATTATGCCTCAAAATATCAAAGAAGGAATCTTAACCGCACTACCGACAGCTTTAAGACCAATAACAGAAGCAGGACTTGGAGTTGACTTTATGGGGAACCCGATAGAGAGAAAGAACTTTGTAATAACCTTAGAAGGTAAGGTTCCAAGGTTCCAAAACGCTTATCCAAGTACCAATAAACTTTTAGTAGGAGGGACTAAGTTTTTAAACAAGGTTTGGGGAGGTACAGATTACCGCTCTTCCGGGAAGCAAATTGAGGATGGAATGGTAGTAGATAGTTGGAAAGGAATCTTTGATATAAGTCCTGCATTGACTGAACATATTATTGAAGGTTATCTTGGAGGTTTAGGGAGGTTCTTTAACGACACCTATAAGACTGCTCGTAGTTTAGTTCAAGGCGAGGTTCCGGCAAAACAAAATATCCCGGTAGTAAGGAGGCTTTACCAAGAGCCTTACCAATCTATGCCTTGGGAGAGATATTATGAAACACGCCAGAGGGTTGATGAGATAAATTTCTACAAAACCCAAGCTAAGAAAAACGGGGATGAGAAGTCTTTTAGCGATTTGAATAGTCTTTATAACAACACAATTTCCGATACTTTCGATAAATATAGTAAGGTGATTACCCTCTTTAGTAAAGAGATGAAAACCCTTGATAAAAAGAGCCCGGAATATAAAGAAAGGAAAACCGCTATTGATGCTCTGGTTAATAAGCTAGATGTAGAAATAAAAAATATTGACAAACGATTTAATAAGAAATAAGATGAAGCGAGTAACGAAAGAAGAGCTTGGGAAGTACAAAAAACTAGGGTACACTCCCAAAAAGCAATCGCAAGAGATAACCTCTTACCCTCAGGGGGAGAAGTATTACAATATTTTAAATCAGGCGGAATATTGTTTTAACTCTATGTACGATATTCGCAAGAGAGCCAGAAGGAATATGGACTTTTACCGGGGGCGTCAATGGGGAGATATTGTTGAGGTGAATGGAGTAAGGATGACCGAAGAAGAATATATCCAAGCCCAGGGTAAACCGGCACTAAAGCAGAATCTTATCAGGCCACCTTTAAGGAACCTTTTAGGGCAATTCAGAAGCAACCCTTTTAAGTCAGTAGTCAACTCAGCCAACAAAGACGACCAATCGGCAGCAGAGATGATGACAGTCGCCCTAGAGAGTGCAAATGAAATGAACAACAGTAAAGCAAGACACGCAAGGATGTTGGAATATTTCTTACTTACCGGGGGAGTAATAGCTGAGACTTGTTATAAGTTTGACGACAAAAGAATGAGGGCTATTCCTAAATTCAAAATGGTTTCTTTAGAGAGGTTTTTTGTTGACCAAAATATTGAAGATACCGAAGGGGAGGATATTAGGATTATAGGCGAGATTTCAGATATACCTATGATTGACCTTGTGGCTGCTTACGCTAAGAACGAACAACAGCAAGAACAACTACAAAGGATATACGCAGGGGTAAGAGAAGATCAGAACGACAGAGGGAAAACATTTGATGAGTATTATTATCAGTCCCTTGCTTTTAAAATTCCATCCACAACCGGACTTTGCAGGGTGATTAAAGTTTGTGTTAAGGAAGCAAGGTTTATGCTCTTAGCACACGACTACGCAGATGCTTCCTATGAAGCCTATGAAATGAAAGATAAGGCTCTTTTAGATGCCGAAAATGAAGCCAGAAAAGCCCTCTCTTTAGAATATGGTACTGAGGTTCCTCTTATTGAATATAAGAAACAATTTATCACTAAATGGAGGTACTACCACTTATCCCCTCTGGGGCATTGTTTATGGGAAGGGGAGAATCCTTATTTACATAACTCACATCCGTATGTATTCAAGTTTTACCCAATGATAAACGGGGCAGTATGGAGTTTTGTAGAGGATCTTATTGACCAACAGAAAATGATTAATCGTATGTTTATCCTTTGGGACTTTATGAACTCTGCAGCAGCTAAGGGGGTTTTATTATTCCCGGAAGAATTAAAGCCGGATGACTTGTCTTGGGAAGATATAGCTGACGAGTGGACTAGGTATAATGGACTAGTAAGGATAAAAGCTAAAGCCGGAATTGAATTACCTAAGCAAATCGTAAATAGTACCCTCAATTCAGGCGTTACTGAAATGATTAACGCCCAAATGAAACTTATGCAAGACATAGGAGGGGTTACAGATGCTAATCAAGGCAAAAACTTCCCTTCCGGCACTCCTGCTTCCTTAGTTCATCAATTAGCCTCAAATGGTGCTTTAAACACCTTGGACTACTTAGAGACTTTCTCAGAGTTTATTCAACAGATAGACTTTAAGATTATCCAACTTATCAAACAATTCTACAAAGACAAGAGGTATCAAGACTTGGGAGGAAGAAACACCTCTCCACAAGCTAAGGTTTATAACCCGGATATTATCCGAAACATTGACTTCACCAACACAATAAGCAAAGGAAATGATACTCCTGCTTATCGTATGGTTATTGACGATATGCTTTGGAATATGCTACAAGCACAATTCATAGACCTTAAAATGTTCTTGGAACACTCCTCAATGCCTTTCTCAGATAAACTTCTTTCATCATTAAAGAGCGCACAAGAGCAGATGCAAGAGATACAAGGCGCACAAGTATCACAAATACCACAAGAAACTCCTCAACAAGTATAAGTTATGATAGATATTTCAAACACCGCAACGACAAAGAGGTGGGACATAAGAGTCTCCAGAGCAGATTTATTCAAGATAGTATCTCTGCAAACCTCTTATATAAATAATAGATTGCCCGTAAGAGATGATTTAAGGGTATTATCTGAAGACGACACTGCTATTTATAATACTTACCTTTTAAACGCAGTAGCTGACCTAAATGTTATGTTGGCTAGGTATTATCAAAGGGAATTTGACGAGGGAGAAATGGACTCAGACTACATTTACTTAGACCTCTCACTCAGTCTGAACGCAAAAGACTCTATTGCCTTCTCTTTAGGAAAATACATAGAGCAGTATCTTGAAAAATCTATTTTAAAAGAGTGGTACGGAGCCGACTCTTACGCCTTGGGGATTGATAATTTACTTGCTCAGTACGAAGCGAGGATAAAAACCACCCTAAATTACAGAAAAACGCCCACAAGATTAAATATTAACCCTTTATTTTAAATTATTATGTACAATAAATCATCAGTAAGCGTAGGGTTTATATACACATCAGACGAGATATTTGATGCGACCTCTTTAATGAGTACCTATATGACCAAAGATATAAAAACAAAGGAAGGGCAAAGTCTTTTTGAGGAGCTTTCTCTCTCCCCTGACGAAAGAAATATCTTTGAGGAGAACTTTAAAACCATCAGGAGCCAACTCTATGAGCTTCTCCAAACCCATTTAGGGAGCGAATTGATAAGTTTAGCTTACACAACTACTTTGAACATAGTAATAAAAGCAAACTCCAATTATACCGACAATAACCTTATCTTAATTAACGAAGGGTTGAAGGAAACTATAATTGAAGGCTGCCTTTCCGAGTGGTTTAAGACTTGCGGATATGAACCCTTATATAAACTAAGTGCCGAGAAATACTTGTTACTTGGAGTTCAGTTAAGAAATAGGTTGTTCCTGCTTAAAAAGAAGAGGGCTATTTAGTTATTCCGAACATATCTTTGAGGTGATCTACCATATTATCAACCTCCTCAACTTTATGGAAAATTATTTTATCCTTGACCGCTTTCTTTGCAGCTTCGGAAGAGATTGCATTAACCTCTGTTTTCATTTTCTTTCCGAAGATTTCAAAATAAACTTTGTATTTCATAATAAAGTATTTAAAGAATCAAGTCCCTAAAGTGGGTGATTTCAGTTAGTGCAGTATCTGACCAATCTGTCTGACAATAAAAAGTGTTCCATATAGGATCTGTTTCGTAGATATTCCTACCAATATAACCATAGGCAATATCACCATCAATACTTTTGCATAAATACTGTTTTTCAGTATGTGGCGAACTATCCCCTTCATATTGGGGTGCAAGAATATCATCGGTTACGGGAGTCCATTCTGTGTATATTTTATCTTTTGTGTGCATAATTTACTTTTTAAAAATTACCCTTAGCAAGTTTTAACGCATCTCTTAATGTGGGATGGCGAACATAATGGATCTCATATCCAAGAATCATAAGATTAGATCCCCGAAACTTTTTTATTTTCTGGTTTTTCTTTATGTATTTCTGAATTTCTTCAATACCAAATTGCTGTATTAATGGCTCAGGAATTAACCACACACCTTTTCTTCCATTTAATGAATACTTGCACAAAACAATTAATATCCTTATCCATTTACTTTTCTTTGCAGGAAACAACCCTACGCTTTTAAATATGTTTTTCATACCATTTATTTATTATATAGCTTATCTTCTGTTTTCACGATGGTTTTTTATTAAGGTTTGGATTATACCCTCTTTATTATATATCTCAGTCCTTAAATCGGCTATAATTCTTTCTTGCCTCTTAATTTCTGCTCTGTACTCATCAAGCACACTCGCTTGTGTCTTGTTTGCTACCTCTTTTAGTCGCAGCTTCTCCCTATACCCGTGTGTTAGGAGCTTTAAATTTTGCGCTTTCATATTTTACTTTTTAAAAATCTTCCTCCAAAAAGGTTTTTTAGCTTCCGCAAGTTCGAGATTAAGTCTATCTATTGTCTTAGCATAATTATCTCGTTTATGTTGATTAACGATTAGTTGATGCTGAAATGAGTCAATAATCTTCCTCGCTTCCATTAGTTCATTCTGTTGTTTGCGGTAATCAACTCTTTGTTCATCTATCATAGATTTCAAGGCTTGCTCTTTCTCTCGATATTGCGCTTCTATCTCTAACCTAATATTGGCTCTGTCTGTTCTGACAGATGTTACTTCCGCCTTTAAACGCTCATATTTCTCAGCGTATTTCTGCTTTGTTATTATTCTTTTTTCATATGATTCTTCCATATATGTATTTATTAGTTGTTATCCCTTAAAACCCTGCCACCCCTACACTCTTCTTTGTCCTTACCCCTGCTTGTGAATTAGGTCTGAGCGAAACTATCTTTGGAAGAGGCATCTCTTCAAACCCAATATAAACTCCTATTGCAGTTGTATCTTGTATATCGTCTCTCTTTCCTACCGAGGCTTCTATCTGCCCCGTAGGCTTAATTTGCAGCCATTGCATCTCATTAACGGCTTCGTGAGACCTTTCTATATATTCATCATCTCTTATTGCAGCTACAAGTCTGTCATACGCTTGATACTTGGTTTTTTTATTCATATGCCAACCAAACTTTGTAGGCTTTCCTGTTTCTATTGCCTTATCTGGCGTGCCTGTTCTGGCATAAAGATTATCGTACTCATCAGCAAGTTCGTCAATGACTGTAAAAAAGTGGTCTCCCTCATAAAGTATGCTTTCAGCCTTTTTCTTATCTCTTGTATCAAGGGTGTTACTTTCTATCACTATAAAAGCGTGATTGTAGTATTCGGCTATCTGAGCTGCTTTCCAAGCTAAAATATCGTGGTCTATGTGCCCTACCCATTCGGCACACTTCTCTAAAGCACCAAAAGGAGACATTAGGGCTGCTCTGTTAAATACAGAGATAACTGAATTGTCGGACTTAAAATGTTTCCCCCCAATATCCACTACGACTAAGTATTGATAAAGCATTTTCTCTTCATCGTATTGTTCGGGGTGTTCCCATATTTTTAAAAGTTCGGAACCACCAGAGTTCTTTTCGTAAATGGAAATGTTATTTAAAGCTGCTTTTCCTACATAAGAGTCCCCTTTTATATCCCCAATCCAAATAGGGGCCCTGCAAGTTTCTCTACATTTATTTATTGCTTCGTCTGTGTAAAATCTTCCAGACTTAGCTTGAAACGCCTCTGCTGCTGTTGTAGGAAACTCTGACCTCATTTGAAAGTCGGAATAGTTCTTACCACTCTTATAGGTGTTATACCAATTTATCCCCTCTAAAGTTGCACCCTCGTACCATTGCCACCAATTATATTGAGACATACTTTCTAGAAAAGTCTTGTAATTCTTAATAGGCTTGGTGTACATCTCTATTTCAAACCAAGAGACGAATACAGGGTGTAGTTCACTATTTCCACTTTCTGCAGACAACCATTTTTCGTGAAAGAAATTACCTATCCCCTTAGCTGTTGATTCAAGACAAATGAAAGTCCCGGGCATATCCGGAATAGCTGCATAGATAGCTTGGGCCAAATCTTCTCCTGACTTCTGAGCTGTTTCAGCCCAAAAGGCTACTTCGGAAAGATGAGCCATTGCTATATCGAAAGAACGGATAGAGTCAGGCTCTTCTGCAGAACCTATTTGTATCTCACAACCCCTCTCTGTTATTTGTCTTACGCTTTGTGTTCCTCCTACTGCATCAAAAGAATAAACCCCGGCAGTCCTTGGGTATCTCTTTAATGTTTTGGCTAACATATTACGAATATTGACCGCCTGAGTCTTAAACTGAGATACGATAGCACTATGCCAATTCTCAAAATGGAATAGTTGGAGCCATAACATATAAATCTGAGTCAGGGTTGAACCTCCCCATTGCCGGGCCTTTACGATTATAGTTCTTATTGGTTTTTCAGCCAAGCGTTGCCTTTCATATTCTCCGAGTAGCTTCCTTTGGCCCCTGTTTAATTTGAACGGAATAGGCTGTTTGGTTAGCTTATCTTGAATACGGACACAAGTTACGGCCCAAAATTCAAAGTCGTGCTTAAACCTATCCCCATAAAACCCTCTTAAAATAAGTGCCTCTAAATCTTTTACCCTTTGTTCCGGCTTATAAGTTTTCTCAATTATAGCACTAAAGGAGCCGTATTTTTCTAAGGCCCCTACTATTGGGATAGAAAACATAGACTCTGGAAGGTAAATCGTTTTCCCATTTATTAAGATAGCCTTTCTTTGAACTGACTCTGAGTCGTGATCCCCTTCCTCTCTGGAATAATCCCGAAAGTACAGAGATTTTCTATTTTCATTCTCTGCTAAGATCCTCTTTACCTCATTGTCAGATCTCATCTTTTATCTCGTCTAATAAATCTGAAAGCATATCTCTACGAAGAACCATAAGGTTATACATCATTGGATCGCTTTTCCTTTCCTGAGCATAAATAATATTCTCCGCCCTCCCTCTTGAAATACAATACCTTAATTCTATTGCCGAATACGCTTCATCGTTGGCTTCTTTTGAGGAGAGTCCTCTTTTCATCGCTCTTTTGTGAACGATAAGATATAAGTGGTATATCTCGTAATTCCTTATCTCTGACTCTTTATACAAATGTACTTGCGTCAATAATTATAATTCCCCACAAAGATAAGTAAATATTTTTAAACTCCACATATTGTGGAAAGTTAGCATATATGTAGAGTCATATTTGCTTAACTTAATAAATTGACATAAGTCAATATAACATTTAAAACGAGGATATGGCAAAAGAGAAAGAAGAGATAGACCAAATGGCTATCCAATCAGAAGCACAGGAGTCTCCAATGGAAACGACTGAGGCTCCTATGACTCTTCGCAAATACCGGGAGATGATCAAGGCTCGTTACCCTGATGAGAACCCACAGACTGACGAAGAGTGGGCCGATCTCGAAGATAGGTATGCAGAAGAAACCGAAGGCGTGATCTCGAACTACAAGGATTCGGAGATGACTCTCAATGAAGTAATGACTGCCTATCCTGAGTTGGCCTCGATACTACACGATATCGTGGTAAATAAGCTGCCTGTAAGGGCTGCCATTGCAAAGCATTTTGAGCAGGAAGACCTTATTCCGCAAGAGGGAGATCCTGATTACCCGGAGTTCGATGCAGTTCTAAAAGAAAAGCAAGGAGCCAAAGAGAAAAAGTCTGCCCTTGACAAAGAGATTGAAGATAATATGGATCAATCCATAAAATCTATTGATGCCTTTTGTGAGCAAAAAGGGTATGACGACACCCAAAAACAAACTCTACTTGACTTTATCGAGTCCACCTTCCAAGACCTTTTGATGAAAAAGGTTACTGAGAACATTCTGGATGCCTTTAACAAAGCTATGAGCTACGATAAGGACTTGGCTATGGCAGAAGAAGCAGGAGAGATTAAGGGAAAGAATACCGCCATTGAAGCAAAGATGGCCAAGGTAGATGAGCAGATGGGAGACGGAATCCCTGACATAAGCAAAGGGGGTACAATGAGAGAGGTAGAACCGGGGGTAGTACAAAAACACTTCGGGGATATCGGAAAGAGAAAGGGAATTTAAAAACAATTAAAAGAATAAGAAGATGAAAAAACATTTAAAATTTATTGCCCTATTAGGTTGCATACTGCTTATGGTGGGACTTGTAACTTTGGGAGCCGATGCAATGATTAGTTTCATTGTAGGCGGTGGAACTATTATACTTGCTTCCCCGGCCTTAGTTGGTACGGGAGTTGGAGAAAGCGGATTGGCCACAGGTGAACTTTATGATACGAATAGTATCACACAAGAAGACCTGAATAAAATTGTTATAAAAGTACGGCCTTCCGACACTCCGCTTGACACTTTGACTCGTGAAATAAATAATGTGTCCCAAGCAAAAAACAGAGAGACGGGAGGTTTTGAGGTAGGTACCCGTGATGTAGAAGATGCAGTTACCTTCGCATTTGCCGGTGGGGCCGATGTGGCCAACTTAAGAGTAGGTAAAAAAGCTATCTGGCAAGTATCTGACACTATCTATCTTCCTGAGATTGCCGGTGGAGACGGCAAACCTTTGCAGCTTTATGTAGCAGCTAAGGATAACGCAGCCTCAACTCTTCAGGTAGTAGCTTGTAACCCGGTAGATGGGAATATCCCTGCAATAGCTAACGCAAGTCTTCTTATGAGACTCTCTAAAGCTATGGGTGAGGTCGATGCTCAGACAGATCCGTTTACTACTTTACCAACCGATAGAAAGAACTACACTCAAATACATATGACTCAGGTCGAAGTTTCTACTTTGTCCGAAATCTACAATAAAAGAGTAGCCCTTGACTTTACCACTCATAAAGAAATATCTATCTGGGATTGGAAAAGAGCAATGGAGCTTACTAACCTATTTGGTAAGAAAGGTAAGTTTGTCGATCCGGTAGCTAATAAAACTATTTACACTTCAGATGGTCTTTGGAACCAATTAACCGGAGTATCAGAATATGCTTCGACTGCAACTAACGCAGCTTTCGTTAAGATGACTAAAGAGATTTTTGACGGGAATAACGGTTCTGAAAGACGAATACTTCTTGCCGGTAGTGAGCTTATCGAATGGCTTTCAACTGTTGAGAACTACTCTAAACAACAAAGGCCTGAGGGCGTAGAGATTGTTCACGGAGTACGCTTCAATAAGATCATAACCAACTTCGGAGAACTGCTTGTAAAACCTATGTCAAGTCTATTCTTGGGCGATATGGCAGCTTGTGGAATGGTGCTCGATATGAGTTATATCCGCAAAGATGTTCAAGAGGCACTACAAGTAACCGAACTTGACCTTGATAAGACAGGCCAAAGAAGGGTAAAAGCTGTTCGTATGCTCGAGAACTACTGTCTATTTGCAGAGAATCTTCCTGTACATAGAAAGATTATACCGGCATAATTAATTAAACATAAATTGGGTAGAGGGGGAGGTGGTTGTAGCGATTAGCTCCCCCTTTAATTTAAAAAGTATTATGACAAAAACATATATAAGCCTATTAGGACAGCATCACGCAACTTCGATTTACATAAACGGAGTTGAGAAGAGAATAGTATTCTCAGGAGCAGAGGGCGACACTAACGGCATTTTTACCACAGGCAAGATTGAGGAACAGGAGGCTATTGAAAAGAACCCTTCTTTTAATAAGAGATACGCACTTTATAAAGAGTATAAAGATCCTGTTGGTATATCCGGCCCCGGAACTCTTGTAAACAAATCTCTGACCTCAGAAGACCTCAAAGAAGCAGGAATGATTCTCGGAATACCGGCTAAAGAGGTGGCAAAGATTGGAAAGATAACTAACCATCCTGCCGTAGCTGTACCTGAGCCAATAAAGGAAAAGCCAAACACAAAAACCTTTAAGACCACCAATGAGGCGCAAGAGTTTTTTATGACTGAGTACAACATTCCTAAAAACAAGATGCGCACTTATACTGAGATACGCAAAGTAGGAGCAGATAATGGACTTGAAATAATCTTTCAAAAATGAACAGACAAGCCTTAATAAATCAAGTCAAATCAAAGATTGACGAACTCTCAGTAGAGGATGCTATTCTCGTGGATGTAGGACTGACCGATGAGAAGCCTATTGACGATATGATAGAGTCCCTCTTAGATGAGAGTGCTAAAGAGATTTTATTAAAGGCTCCTATTCATAAATTAACTCCTACTGTTTGTGCTTTTACTGCACAACCGGACACCCCTGACCTCTTTACTTACGACGTTGATACTCACTTTCCTTTAGAGGAAGGTTATTACACTTCTGCTCAGGCAAGAGCTATCGTTCCTGCCAATATAAGAAAAGTAGGTTTAGTTATCACTTATGAAAGAGAGGTTCCCGGCACTCCCGGAACTTATGAGCAATACACCGAACAATATATTGGAGTAGGCATAAGTGGTTGGGCTACGGAAGGTAATTGGACCATAACCATTTCTCTTCCCCCGGCCCCTGTTGCACAAAGCTACACCGGTATAGTTCCTGTACCAACAGACTATTTAAGGCTCGTAGAGTTTAAAATGACCGAATGGGAAAGACCGGTAGTAAAAGAGACCTTCCCCGAGGAGATAATGGCTCAAAAGCAATATAACCGGTGGCTAAGAGCCGGTAAAAGTAAACCCGTACTTATTTTAACTCACCGCTCTACCGGGAGAGTGTTTGAATACTTCTCAGTAGAAACAGAAAACACCATTGAAAGATACTTATACATTAAATCTGATGTGGCCGAAAACATACCCGTAATACTACAAGACGCTCTATGTTGGGTATGTGCCTCAAAAGTTCTTTCTATACTCAATAACGCTGCATACAAGACGGCTCTGGAAAACGCAATCAGCTTACTTTAAAAAAATATAAATTATGATCGTAGGAAAACACTCAGCAATAAAAGGATTTAGTTTACTCGTTATTCTATTTATCCTCCAGATACCTTGTTGGAACGCTTTTGCAAACTCTGAATATTGGATAGTTCGTGCAACCGGAGTGATCTCAATATTTATCACTGCAACAGTAGTCTTTCTTGCTTACAAATATGAAAAGCAAATACTCAAATTCTTTCAGAACCCTAAATCCTAAAGACAATGAGCTTAACTGACGAGAGATTTAAACGCAACGATGAAGAACATAATACGATTATGGAGAAACTAGATACCCTTAAAGATGCTATACAGAAGGATATTAAAGACCTTTCAGTTGCAGTTGCAGAGATGCCTGACAAGATACTCGCAAGAGGAGATCGTCGTTATGCCTCTAAGACAGTTGAGAAGGTTATTTATGGAGTAATAGGTGCTGCCGGTGCTGCAATCATTTTAGCACTACTACAATTAATAATGAAGTGATGAAATTTATAAAAGAGATATTCACAGGAACCAATGGGAGCGCATCTTCGAAAAGAGTCGTAGGGGCAATATGTATAACCTATGCAATGATAATGTGCGCAGTTGCCTTCTTTGTAAGCGGAGGGCAAGACATACCACCTAATGTTCAAGTAGTCTCTTTACAATTTCTTATCACCGGAGCTTCCCTGATAGGTTTAGGAGTTTTAGAAAAAACACAAAATGAAAAGATCTAAAATAAAAGAGTTTTTTGGCCTTAAAATTATCGCCAATGACAACACAAAGGAACTTCATAAAGTCGAAAAGATGACCGACAGATGCAGACTTACTTTTATGCACAACGCAAGATATGTTTCAAATCGCAAAGCAGAAATCTTGATTAAGCAAGGCTATAACGGTTGTAGATACTGCAATAAAGAGAAAGATACAGATTAACAATTTAAAAAACAGAGAGAATATGAGCAAGTATTTTTACAAAGGAGCAACGCTTAATATGGTTTTTGCGACTCCTATCCCACAATCGGGAAACAGAAAGACCATAACCGGCTACACTTTTAACGCTACCCTGAAAGCAGGGGTAACTACTTACACCCTACCCGTAGAGGTGGTGGATCAGTATTCATTCAAACTATTTCTTACCGAGTCAATCTCTTCCCGGCTCTTAGCAGTAGATCTTCTACTTGTTATTGAGGCAAGAAAAGACAACAAGGTGCTTATCGGGAGAAACACCGACCTAGTTTGTGTGAATCCAGAGAACGGATTAGCTGTACCTGATTTGGATAGCGAAGAGGCAATGACTGTAATCTTCGGGGATGGTGGAGAATTGGAATTTGAGTTTGACCTTCCTACTATTTCTACTTCACCTTTTGAGATGTGGTTAGAAACACACCCAGAAGGAACACAGGCGCAGTTTCTCGCTTCAATACTTAACCCGACCTATAACGGAGCAGTTCCCGAGTATAGCGACTCTGCCGGTAATAAAGGCGAATTTGCAGTTGATTCAACATACCTCTATGTATGTTTTGCTGATAACTCTTGGGGAACGATAGCTATTGGAAAAAGCGTCTTAGACGCTGCCCCTACAACTACTCCAGAACCTACAACCCCTGAGCCTACCACCGAAGAAGGAACTACCCCTGAAGCCACAACTGACGAGGGTACTACACCTGACGGAACCACAGGAGAATAATTAACTAATCAAGGGAGAACAAGATGAGAAAGGAATTTTATAAAGGAGAGAGTTTGTCGCTTATTTTAACCACTCCAACACCAGAAACGGGAACAAGAGTAAAGATAACCGACTACACAGTAGAGGCGACTTTGCAGGGCGTTTCTCCCTTGATAACCATACTTAACGATTATCAGGTGCAGTTGTTTCTAAGTGCTGAGACAACTGCCTTTTTAAACGAAGGGAGAGTAGATACTATTCTTAAATTAACAGACGAAGATCAAGTAATTATCGGAAAGAATATTGACCTCTTTGCGAAAGATCCTGCCACCTCACGACCTATTGACGGACTTGATGAAAATAATACCTTATCTCTCACAGTAAACACAGGGGATATTGTTTTTGAAGTTTCACTAGAGCATATTTCCAGAAGTGCTTTAAAAGTATGGCAAGATAACGGAAACCCAGAAGGAACCGAAGAGGAGTTTTTAATCTGGTTACAGGAACCCGCCACAGAAGCAGCTTCACTAGCTAATGAAAAAGCCCTTTTAGCAGACGAAAAAGCCACTCTTGCAGCAGAGAAGGCGCAAGATGCCATTACTGCAACCCAAGGGGCTATAACTGCCACTAATGAGGCAATAGAAGCCACCGAAGATACTATTCTAGCTAAAGAAGCAGCACTCGCAGCAGCAAATGAAACTTTAGAAGTGATTAACGCAACCGAACAAGCACTTTCAGAACTAGAGCAACTAAAAACCGATACTGAAAATATCGGTATAGCAGTTACTTTAAAAGGAAATCAAGCAGAAGCACAAGGCGTACTTGCAGAACAAAAGGCTACTTTAGCCGAAGATGCAGCAACAAACGCCCTAATAAAAGGAAATAACGCTCAGACACAAGCAGACTTAGCTAATCAAGCCAGAGCATCAACTTTAGCAGCTAAAGCAGCTACCGAACAAGCAACTGAGCTTACTATAATTGAAACAAACAAAGCCACTCAAGCAGCAGCTTTAGCACAAGAGAAAGCTACTTTAGCAAATAGTAGGGCAACTCTAGCCAATCAAAAAGCAGACGAAGCAGCACTAGCTACCCTTGCAGCTAATCAGGCAACAGAAGGGGCGTTAAATGCAAAAGCACAAGCACTTTTAGCCTCCCAATCTACTCAACAAGCTACTCTGTCAGCTAATCTTGCTGCAGATAACGCAAATCAAGCAGCCGAGGCCGAGGCAGAATTAGAACTTCTCATTGCAGCAGCCGAGAGCGCAAGAGAATCAGCCGAGAGCTTGAGGATAAGTGCGGAGAGTGCAAGGGATTCAGCCGAAGGATTAAGAGCAACAGGGGAGGATAATAGAGAATCAGCTGAAGATGCAAGGGTAACGGCAGAAGGTTTACGTGTAAGTGCAGAAGAAGCGAGAGTTACTGCGGAAGGTCTTAGGGTTACTGCAGAAGAAGGTCGTGTAACCGAAGAAGGATTAAGGGTAACTGCCGAACAAGGCAGAGATACCGCAGAGGGGTTAAGAGTTACTGCGGAGGAAGGCAGGGTTACTGCAGAAGGTCTTAGAGTTACTGCCGAAGATGCGAGAGTAACTGCGGAAGCTGCAAGGGTACAAGCAGAAATTGACCGAGTTAATTCGGGGGCTGCTCTTTCTGTTGATGTGAAGGCAATTCAACCAGCTGTTGCATTCCTCAAACGGGTAACCGCAGACGGAGGAACAGTTGTAGATAAATCACTCTTAGCTAAATTCTACACCGAAATGAATCAGAGTTTAGCAAACACCCACGCACTCTATTTCTTCCAATTAGGCATAAAAGAAAGGGTTTCAGGTATTAATCGTTTTTGCAATAAGGCATACGATATGGGACCGTTAAATAATGACGGAGTACAAGTAACAGAAGCAACTCAATCTTTTGTGGGTGGCTACATTGCACCGAATGAGTTTAGATGCCTGAAATATCTTCAAGGGCAAACACAAACGGGTGAGATAACCATCCCTACAAAGAGTTATTTAGCTACGGATAGTTGGACTTTGTTCTTGGTTTTAAAGGCAAATAAGAGAGGAACTACCCGAATATTAACGGGGGCTAATTCTTATATAGACATCACCGCTACCACAATCGTTTTGCATAACGGAACAAGCGCCACATTAACGGGTACACATACCTACGATGTTGGCAAGATTGCACAGGTTGAGTTTCAATACTCAAACGGAACGGGGTTAATTAAAGTTAATAATATACCTCTTGCTACTACTGTTATCAGTACGACAATGAGCATAACATGTTTGGCATATAGTTCAACCAATCCTTTCGACGGCTCTATCTACTATTTCCACCTTGAAAATGTAAGAATCTCCGAAAGTGATAGCCAAAAGCGTTTCACATTTCTCCGTTCACTTTTCGCAGAGATTGAGGGCATAGGCATAGGCAATCAGTTTTGGCAGACGAGCAATACAGAACAGACTGTTGCTGCAAACGGAACAGTAATACCCGAAGTTCAATTAGCGACAAGTGGGGCAGAATTATTAACCCTTGACTTTAATAATTGGACTCCCGTAGGAACAGTAACTATTGATGCAGTAGCGACATTCAGCACAACGGGTGCGGGTGGGGTGCATAAAAGTTTATTGACAATTGGTACAGTTTATTTAATCACATTCACAAAGGATAACGCAAACTGCAAACTATACAACAATGCAGGAACGGGGGCAACCGCAGAGATAACAAGCGGAACACCTTTTGTGGCAGTAAGTGCAAGTATATACTTTCTAAATTCAGAAACGGGTACAACAGTATTTTCAGCAGCATCGGTTAAGGCGGCGGGTTGGGCGGATTTAACTATTCCCGCTTGGTGCTACTACAACAATTCGGTTGCTAATGGGGCAGTTTATGGAAAGCTCTATAATTGGTACGCTATTGACCTAATCAACAAATACGCACCACAAGGGTTTAGAGTGCCAAGCAAGGCAGATTATGACCAATTAATGGCGGCATTAGGTGGAACATCTATTGCAGGGGGTAAGATGAAAGTACAAGGGTTGACCTATTGGAACACACCTAATACAGGAGCAACAAATGAGAGCGGGTTTAGTGCTTTAGGAACTGGTTATAGAAAGGTGGATGGAGCATTTAGCAATTTAGGAGATAATGGATTTTTGTCAACAAGAGACATAAGTGCTGGTGCTAATTATGGATATATAACATATAGGACAGGAGTAAATTTTACAAATACCAATGTTGGTCTTACGGTAACCGAAAAAGCAGGTATGCCAATAAGGTTAATTCGCACCTCACCAACTGTACCACAACGAGGGGTGATTCGGGTAAGCACTACTGCAAACATTGCAAGTACACCCGTATCAATCCCAATCCCGTTTGGCTGTCAAGTTGAGAGTATTCGCATAAGAAACAAGCAATCTGCTACAAACCTAACCTCTATAAGTGCTACTCACAACAACACCGCAGGGGCAAGTTTGGGTACTTTGATTACAGGTAAAACGGTCAATGCTGCAACCTCAAGTATTTTTGTAGCGACCCTTTTAGATATGGCAAGTCAGGAGACTGACGGAACGATAAGGATATTGGCTACGGGCAACGCTGCGGAGGGCTGCGATATTGAAGTAACTTATAAAGCAATGGCATTATGATAACAAGAGAAGTAAATAGAGAAGATAGTAATTTGGCTATTATAAAACACATTTACCCTGCAACGGGTGAGTATCTTTGTAAGATTCAGTTAATAGAAAATGGCGAGGTGATAAGGGAAAATGAGAATGTAATTTTCCCTGCCGATGCTTTTCAGCTAACCGAAGATGAATTAAAGGAGTTCTTTCCTGATGGAACACCTCTTTTTGAGGCAATAGAACAACCCGCCACACTATCAATAGAGGAACGCCTAACCTTAACAGAGGAAGCGACAGACGAGATTATAAATGTGCTTAACGAAAAGAATATACTATGAGTAAGATAACTGAATTTCTAAAGTCAAGGGGCAAGGAATTGAAGCCTCTAAAGAAAAAAGTGGATAGCAAAAAGCTGACCGCAAAACAAAGGAACGACTTAATAGACCAAATGTTAAAGGATTTGGGATATACGGAATAATATGTGGGAGATTGACGGTATAATAATTAAAGAGAAACAGTTGTCAGTAATTTGGCAATGGTGCGGAATACAAGCTGCCGTTAGGTGGGGGGTAATTAGCGTTAATCCGAGTGGTGATTTCACAGAGCAGACACAAAGGCACGAATTAGTACACCAAGCACAACAGAAAGCACAAAGCAAGTATATCATTTTTGGTTATCCGAAGTTCGTTTTTAAGTATTTATGGTGGTATTTGCAGAGAGGGTACGAAAATAACCCGTTTGAATTGGAAGCAAGGGCGGGGGAGAATAGAGTTAGGTTTTGGGAGAGTGTGAGTAAGGATAGTTGGAAAGGTTACATATAAAATTAAACCAAATGACTAAAACAGAAATCGCAAAAGCGTACATAGAGGCTCGGAGTAAAGAACTCCCACTAAAAAAGATTCTCGTTTCAAAAGAGCTGATGAGCTTTGATCCTGTAAATTTCCCAAAACTTGATGCTACTCGCAAAGTCGTAGATTGTGCATTTTCTGAATTAGAATTGGTTACGGAGAAGTATAGTTGCGAAAAACCTATTGCCGACACAGATTATGCTACTCAAATTTATAGAAAGGAAGAACAGGATAAAAAAATAAGACAGATACACCCTTTATTTGAAAAAATAATAGAGAGGTACACAGAGGCGGAATTAAAGGATATTGCAGACGGACATAGCAGTAAACCAATAGTAAGAGCAGCGAATATAGAATTTAGGGGACTTAGGTTTAAATGGATGCAGATTTCCGATACACATTTAGGCTCAAAACACACCAACCCCGCAGATATTGTTGCTGCATTCAAACACGCAGAAGAAGAGGGTTGTCAAATGATTGCTCACGTTGGCGATGTTTTTGAAGGAATGAGTGGAAGAGAAGGGCATATTTACGAGCTTTCCGAGATAGGTTATGCTGCACAATTAGAATTAGGCAGACAAGTATTTTCCGAAACCAAATTGCCTGTAAACGCTATAAGTGGGAATCACGATGAGTGGTTCATTAAATCTAATGGTGCTTACATTGTTAAAGAGTTATGCGACAGATTGCCACACCTGAATTACTTAGGGCAGAATTACGGCACTATCTACCTTAATGGGGCGAGATATGAACTTACTCACGGGCTTGATGGTGGGGGCTCTTATGCTATCTCTTATCGGGTTCAGAAAATTATTGAAGCCTATGAGGGAGGACAAAAACCACAGATAATTGGGACAGGACACGACCATAAAGCGGGGTATTTTTTCTTGCGTAATGTACACGCTTTTCTTGGGGGTTGTATGCAAAATCAATCCGATTGGATGCGACAAACACGCAAGGCAGCAATGAAGGGTTATTGGATTATTGATGCCCTTATAGACGATGGAGAGGTTAAGACAATTAAGATGCAGTTTACACCATTTTATAGGTAGGATATGACAAGAATCTATTAATTCCAACCAATATTTTGAATTATGAGAATAACACTAAATAGAAAATACAAGGGGCAAGATTATACTATTAGTCATTCATTTATTAATGGCGAATACTTTTGCGACTTTATTGAAGATAGAGTAAGGGACTTGGGAGAGAATGGAGAAAATAAGGTTTATGGAGAAACGGCTATTCCTGCCGGTAAATATAGGATAGTATTAACCTACTCCCCGAAATTTAAGAGAGAACTACCTTTACTTTTAAATGTGCCATTCTTTGAAGGGATAAGGATATATCGTGGGAACACAGCCCAATCATCCTCCGGGTGCTTAATTCCGGGGGAGAACAAGATAAAAGGTCAGGTAATTAATTCTACTAAATATGAGATTGAGTTAATTAGGAGAATAAAAGAAGCTATTAGCCATAACGAAGAAATCTGGATAACTATACAATGAAAAAATACATTTATATAACAACAGCCCTTTTAATCTCGGGACTTTTTATCTACACTTCTATCCTAAAAACAAATCTTATTGAAGAAAGAAGCAGGGCAGAACGCTTTGAAGGTAACTTTAGAATAACCCAAGATACCCTGACTTTCATAAGGGCTAAAAACGGAGATATGATGGCAAGGATTGAGGCTTTACAATTCTCTGAAAAGGAACTAAAGACCTATAATAAAGATTTAACCAAAAGACTTAAAGAAAGAGATATTAGAATTAAAGATTTACAGACTGCTTTAAATATCTCATCTCAGACAGAAGTTGATATTACTATTCCAAGGAGAGATACTATGATTAAGTTGCAACCCGTATCAATGGGGACTTATAAAGACAAATGGAACTCGCTTACGGGAGTGATAACAAAAGATTCAATAAACTTTAGATTCTCTGCTACGGATAGTCTTTATATTTATCATCATATCCAAAAGCATAAATTTTTATGTATAAGGTGGGGTAAGAAAGCTGAGTGGTGGGATATATCAAACAAAAACCCCTTTATAAAAATATCGGGGTTTAAAGTCGTTCAGGTTAATCATTAAAGCATTCCGTTGTCCCTCATTTCTTTTATTGCCTTGAATTGTAAGAGGACATTATTTGAAAACTCCAAGGCTTGTTCTTCGGATAATCTTCGGGCAAGTTTCTTAAACCCTAATTGCTTTCCACACCGGGAGCAGAAATAAACATAATACGGATCGAACCTATCCACGACCTCTAAATTACCCCCGGTCTTATGTTGTTTATCCCGGCCCCTCCATCTTTTTTTGTTGTAAGGGTAAAGCTGATACCGGACTGCCCTTTTATGGCCCCAATATTTACAAACAAAAGGCTTTAGCCAATTATAGAGATAAAAATATTTACTCAAAAACTGAATGATAATAGTAATAAATTTTTTCATTTTAAGTTAATTAAATGGTGGATAAAAAGGATGAGGGTAGCCACAATTCGCGCATACGGGCCTATCTATATTTTGGCTTGGTATAAATTTCTTACTGCAGCATCTTTGGCACTCAGGAGGTTTTTCTTTAGTCTTTTTCATAGTTCTTGATTTTGAGTTTGAAGTATTCTATCTTCTCCATAAGCTCAGATCTACTCCACTTGTACCCGTTCATTTTATAGTCTGCAGCTTTCTTCTTTAAGGCCTCGTATCTTTCCGGACCAATCCTATTTCTAAGATTATCGCAATACCCGATAAGGTGGCTTTCGTTAAACCCATTACAACCGGCACATTCCCCGTGAATATTATCCTCATCAAACCTCAAACTATCGTGCCTCTTTACTGCAAAAAAATGCCCTGCTTGAAGATACTTATGCTCTCCACAAGAGATACAAGGTAATCCTTCATCCCTTAATCGGACAAACTTATTACACAACTCTTGGCACTCTGCTTTTAATTTGGGTAAGGTTTTCAGCTTCTTCTTTTTCTTTGGTTCTTTCTTTTTCTCGTTCTTCATAGAGTTTAATTTTTGTATTTACTTTTTTATACTTTACTCTGAAAGAAGGACAAGACATTAAGTATGAATTAAAATTATTTTTGTGATGTAATATTGTTGCGTGATCTCTCTCTAAAACTTTAGCGACCTTTGTAGAGGATCCAAGCACACTATAAAGTAATTTAATAGCTATCTTTCGTGCCTCCATTATATCCTCTGATTTAGTAGTTTCTTTCATCTGGGAGAGGGTTATTCCAAGTTCTTCTTCAATAGATTTTAAGATAACATCAACACTGCCAAAAGCAGAGAGTTCCTCAACAGCTTTAGCGTAGCCAAGTAAATAAGATTCTTTTACAAGTTTCATCGCTTTTGCTTTTGGCACTCCGCACCTATGAGAGTTGATGCTATCTTTAATCTTTTCGGTCATAGTCTTGAAATCATAGTTTGAGTTTTTGGTTATCTATAATTCAAAATCTTTTATCTGCCCCTCAAGTGATTCTACCTCTTCTTTTAGCTCGTCAATCTGCTTATTTAGCCTATCGATTTCGTCTTGCATATCGTCTTTTTCAGATTCTAATTGTTCAATTTCTGAAACAAGGTCTGAGGTAATACTCTCAATATCGTTTGTAATATTATCAACTCTTCTTTGTAAATTGTTATTTTTCATCTTATTTAAGTTTTTGGTTAATCTTTTCGTTTACTTTGTGGTGGCTTAGTCGTTTCAAAATAAAATACCTCATTCCACTTAGTGTGTTGAATCGAACCCATATTCATAGCCACCTGCATCTTTGTCTTACTCTTAAATAGGTATTCGGGCTTTTCATTTAGCATTTTACTAAGCTGTTTTCTATATCCCTCCAAGTCTGTATGGCATTTATAGTTATTACAATCTTTGCAGCTTGGATTTAGATTTTCAAATAAATTAGAACCTCCATAAACTTGCGGCACTATATGGTCAATGTGCCATCCTTTAATTAGTTCAGTTCCACAATAAGCACACTTTCCGTTATACTTCTCATAGACTAATTGCCGTAGTTTTTCAGATATTGCCATAGTCTTAGTCGTGAATGTTGCCGATGACTTCAAAGGTGCTTGTGTTTTTCCCAATATTCCACCCACACTCTTCATAATCCCATTTCACTTGATAAGAAAGATATATACCACCTTTAAGATTATCGCCTTCAAACACTTTCACCCCGTTTTTATCTTCAAGCCCTGTGTATTGGCAGACTGTTTCGGGGAGGACTTCAATAGGAAAACTATAAAAGCCATTTATATTTTTTTTCATTTTGTAACGAATAGAAAATGGAATAAATGTGTCACCTCCTACCCAATAATCGTGTAGTAAATCTCCCTCTATCCATTCACCATTGTCGGCTCTTTTTGCTTTAAATAATATTGTTCTCATAGTTTTAAATTATTTCTTTCCAATGGGTAACATTCTTATCTTTTATTGCAAGAAAATCGGGATAAAATCTGCCATCCTCAAATAGCGCAACTGAACGGATAGGGCTTACGGAATCATCCCTTACTAATACAGAAGTACCTTGCTTCGGCAGCCTCTCGCCTACGGGTATCCATCTGGTTTTTTCTTCCCAAATCTGATTGGCGAAGTTTGCACCAAATTCAAAATCATTGACACATTGTAGTTTTTGTTCAGCTAAGGTACTTACCTCGTACACATCGGAGTAAATTATTTCACAATACTCTTTTGCTGCTTTTTTAATTTGTTCTTTCATAATCTATTCTATTTTATTCCTCAATTAATTGCACATCTGTTATTTCGGTTATCTTTCCAAGTTCCTCACCAAACTCATTATCTATTATCCAAAAATGAGTAGTCGGCAGTTGCTCTAAAAAGTAATCTTGTTCCTCTTTAGTGTTTCCGCAAAAGGCATCTGCAACCTTAATGGTTAGTGTTAGTTTTACTTTCATTCCGTTGCTTTTTTGAGTGCTTCTTCAATTTTTTCCCAAACTTCTTGTGTTGCTACTTGTTTATTTAATCTAAAGCAACCAATAAGCTCCTTTGCACTAATTAACGCCTCATACATCAAAGGTGCTGCTGCTTCAAGTTTTCTCAATTGCTCTTCTGTATATTTTTCCATCTTTATTTAATTTTATATTTTCGCTAAATCAGTTAACTCTTTTACCAAATCAATCTTATCTTTCTGATTATAGAGATTCTGAATAAACAAACAAGCGTCTATTGTTTGGGTGTGCTTCCATCCCCCCTCTATCAAATGAGGGTGTAATGCTATTGAGTTTACGGTGTCTATTACCATAATTTTCCCATCCTTTGCGTAAACAAATACAGCTGCTTTTGAAGGTGTGTTTGTTTCCATATTATTCATATGGGTTAATATCTAAGGTGTTCACGTCAATAAATTCTTCGCCTTCATCCATAAGGTTGAAGTGCCATTCAATGAGTTTTTGAAACATACTTAGTTGGTTGTGAGTTTTCTGATGCTTCCTATTCCAATCCTTAAGCCCATTAACGTAAAAAGAATTTTGGTCTATCATATACCTAAGCATCCAATCTCCGTTAGTGCCACTTACTACCTTTAAGTTTTCAGTATGGAAATGAAAGTTCCAATTTTTAATATTACCGACATTAAAGCCTTGTAACTTTGCTAATTCAAACATCGGCACAAACTCCTCCCCTTTATGCTTAATCGGTTTGGTTAAATCTGATAATGGGCGTAAGATTGGCTTAACATATTCAGCACTATCAATTGATAGGTAGCTGCCAAAATGGTACTCATTGTCCATTATTCCTGTTAATTTTGGGGTTGAAAAAATATCTTTTATTTTCAACCCATACGGCAAACTCATTGCCAAAAATTCTTGTTTATTCATCTTATTCTATTTTGCTTTGTTAATTATGATTGGCTTTAAATCTCCTTTTGGATTGTATTTTTCCAAGTTGTTTATAAACTCGTCAAAGCACTCATTACTACTACATAATAGCAGTTCTACTGGCTGTCCCATACATCCGCAATCTCTGCCAGAACAGCACATTATTACTTCAATGTCTTTTCCGCAAACTATACAGTTTCCTTTCATAATCTATTCTATTTTACTTCGGTGAAAATTACTCCTTGTTCATCGCTTCTTACTCCATCCCCACAATGCCCTATTATAGCCCTATGTGGTGCGCAAAATGTTACTCTTTGTGGACAGAAATAGCACTTTTCGCAGTTGTCTATTTCGCCCTCCACTCGCAACTCCACTCCATCGTGAGTGAATGTTTCGCCTATTGGTCTTTCCATAATCTTATTGTCGTTTTTTAAATAAAAGTAATATTACTCGGTTGTTAATTGTTTATTGTCCAAATTTTGATGTCTGGAATTTGTTTGAGTTCTTTACTAAATATAACTATTGTCTTGCCAAACAGATTAATCCCATAAATTCTTTTTATAATTACTTTTTTAATGTCTATCATAGATTTGTGTATATTATTTTGATTTTAATTGTTTAAATTTCTTAGGCTTACTAAACATTCCAGTTCTAAATTTTACAATAGCCTCATTGAGACAACTTATTGTTTCTTTTTGATTATTAATAGTTTGTTCCATTTTTAATATTTTTTCCTTTAAAGCACTATTTGCCTCTTCAATTTTTTTAATATGTCTCTCCATGCCACTCAGGTCTTTCATTTGGAAGTGCGTCAAATGCCATTTATTGCATTCTTCACATAAATATGCTCTAATTGGTTTGACATATCTCTTAGATGTTTTCCTGAGTATCTCAATATAATCCAATGCATACTGCTCATTTATAAAAGAAACTTTCTTACACTCCATAATTATTAGATGTTATATGGAGGGTTTTTAAGCCCTCCATAAATTAATTACAAACGTTCAAATGTTTGACCACTTTCAGTCATAATAAAATATGACCTCTGCGTGAGCTCTGTGTCTGCCTCAATAAAGTATTTTTTACCGTTGCTGCCACAAATAATAGATTCAATTTCCTCTTTTTTAAAGTCTGGAAACTCTCTGTCTATCATATCGTCAAACTCCGATGTGCGACCCTTTGCCAATCTTGTGTAGGCATCTCCAAGTTCGAAGTTTTCTATCACCTGCTCAAATGGAGCATTTTTTGTTTTTCTGTCCTCTTGGACAATTCTCAGAATAAACATATATTCATGTATTTATATATTTTGGCTACTCTGTTAAAGGTTTTCGCCATCCCCTCGCTTTAATACTATTGTTTTAATTGTTTAATCATTTCATTAGCTGCTTCGATACATTCCTCTGTAATTCGTACTACCTCATCCCAATTTCTCAAAGGAGTAATGTGTTGGGCTATTATTGCAGCCATAAACTCCTTCGCAAGTTCATATTTGCGTTGCTCCCAATCAATTTCAGTTGAGAGGTTTTGAGGTGACAATGTAGATGCCTTAAGATGCGGATAGTCCCTTTCTATATGCTCGTCTGAAATCATTTCAATCCCTGCTTTCATAGGTTTGGTTTCAACTCTGACTTCTGATGTAACAGAATAATCTTGCCCTGTTGCAGTATCTACCCCAATAAACACCTTTTCGCACCAATCGGGGTGGAAGCAATAGCAATTTGATTCAACACATTCTAACATTCCATCAGTAGTTACATTACTAATAGTTAATATATTGCCATTATATATGTCCATTTGTTTCTCCCAAATAGGAAATTGAGATAAATCTTTTGGCTTGTGGACTATAATTTTATCCCCTGCTTTGAATTTTTCCATAATATTTAATATTTAACTGCTGATTCTCTTGCTATAAAAAAATGTATCCCTGCTGAACATTCATTAAATCTATTTTCGTCAAAATCTTTTACCTCTATTGTTTCGCCTATTGTGTACGTAAAACTATTGTCGTGGCTGGATAAAACTGTTTTAACATCTGCTTTTGTGCCATCGCAATTTTCAATAGCTAAAACAGTAGCTTTTGAGCATCTACATTTGAGGGTGGTAGCACTTGACCTTTTCGCATCCTCGCAAACAAGTAATTTTACTATATAACCACTTGCTTTTTTCCAAGCAATAAAACTTCCTTCCGCTGGGCATTGAGATAATAAAAAACCCGTATCCTCATTGTGGTTAGCACCGCTTAGGTTAGCACCGCTTAGGTTAGCACCGCATAGGTTAGCACCGCATAGGTAAGCATCGCTTAGGTAAGCACCGCTTAGGTTAGCATCGCATAGGTTAGCACCGCTTAGGTTAGCACCGCTTAGGTTAGCACCGCATAGGTTAGCACCGCATAGGTAAGCATCGCTTAGGTAAGCACCGCTTAGGTTAGCATCGCATAGGTAAGCACCGCATAGGTAAGCATCGCTTAGGTTAGCACCGCTTTTAATTGCCTCCAATACTGTTTCTTTAATCGTGTTATTTTCGCTTTCGTAGGAAAATAAAACACTCCCATAGATACTTTTGATTTCTATTTTTGTTTTCATAATTACGATTTTCTAAATTGTTCATACTGTTCTATTGATTCAAAGGGGATGGCGTTATTGTAAGGTAATCTTTCATTTGTATAGTATCCATCCTCTATAATTTCTAAAACTGCTATGATTGCTTCTTTGTGCAAATCATCCCAAAATATCGCCAATTCCCCAACTTTCAACTCCCTATAATCTTCAAGGGTTTTAGTATCGGGATTCCAAACCTTGCCGTTCTCTTTTAGCTTGGTGTGTAAAAGGGCGATTTCTTCGGGGGTGGCGGGGCGAAGGTTTTTAATTTGGTAGGGATAACAAACTACTTTTGTGCTTGTTGTAATATCTTCAAACTCTAATCCATAATCTACATATTTACTGGTTAGATAAAAACCATCCCTATAAATATATAAATAACTACTATCCGTGTTAGTGCATACAAACCATATCTCCCCCTCTTTCGGGGTTGGTTGTTCTTTCTTTTCGTACTCTATGCCATCTATGGTTATAAAGTTTTCGTTGATTTCTATTTTCATTGTCTATTCTGTTTATCTTGTTCTACATAAGTTGCTACTAAATACATCCCTGCTAAAACTGCAATGATGCCAATAAATTGAATCGGGTTCATAGCTGCAGAGATTTTTTGTAAGTCGTTTTAATAATTCTCAACTTCTTTTCATAATCTGTATCTTCGGCATAAATCTGATTGAGTCTTGAAAAGTATTCATCCTCCGTAAGTCCTCTCATAAAAGCTGATTGGTATAAAGCGTAATCTATAAGGCAATCTCTCCAAGAGTTAAATACTGCGTGTCCTCGGTTTATTCCTATCGCAAGAGTCGGTCTTCTTTCCGGGATCTTCATTCCGAATAAATTATTATTCTCCCTAAAGACTACTGAATTAAAGTTGCCACTCTCAATTATCGCCTGAGAATAGACTATGTAGGGGTGTTCCATTCTCAGGTTAAAAATCTTAGTCAGCAAAGAGTCTTGAAACGAAAGAGTGTCTTTAATCGTCAAGAGTTCTCTCTTAGGTAAATCTTTTGAGTCCGAGTTAAAAAATGTGATAGCATACACAAGAATAACCACACAAGAGACTGCAAAAACGATTTGCTTAACTAAGTTGCTTTTTGGGTTTTTTGATTTTCTTTTCATATTTTTTGGTTGTTTTAAATTTTCTTTTAATCTTCTCTCTCTTGCCGGAAATAATATACCCATCGTCTTTTTCAATAATGATATAATTCTTCCGGGCTTTCTCTACTCCGAGTTCGTACTTACCCCTTGAACAAGCAAATACGCTTCGGGCAATCTCTCGGGTTAAAACATTCTCTTTCATAAACTTTATAAACTCTCTGGTAGGTATGCCTCTTGTCTGTTGTCCTTCTCCTTCATATCTGGAACAACCCTCTTTGGCAAGATCGCACCAAGAAGTAAGCTTATCCTCTACTCTTTCCTTATGGGTGCAGTAGCTTAACTTGTCGCAATTCTCACAAGAAGCAGTTATATCTTTTGGGTAGTTGGTGTATAGCATGGTTTAAAGTATTTTCGTTTTACCCTCTTTTTTGCATTGTTCAAAAAACGCATTTAAAGGGGTGTTATTTGATTTAAGACCTTCCCTGACAAGGAAACTATCACGATTGTCATTAACTTTGGAAATAAAGCTATCAAAAGGGGCTTTTTTGGGGGCGTAGGCACTCACTCCATTTCTTGACAACCGTAAATACTCCGAATAAGCAGAATTTATCCCATCAATCATTATTTGTCTTTGTTCGGTTAAGGTGAGTTCGCAAGAAGCGGTTAATTGTTTTGCCTCATTATCGGAACGCAAAGAGTTATATGCTTGTTCTCTGGTGTCGCTTTCAATGTAACACAATAGCCATTTGTAAAAAGTCTGGTAGTTCATCCCGAAAGTCTTTACATCAAGTTTCCCTTTAATCCCGGATAATAGGCAATAGTCAATTTCCGGTACTCTTAGCCCTTTGAAAATTGGCTCTCTTTGTAGGTCGTCTATAAGTTGAGATGAAATAATACTCATCTCCTGCTCTAATTGTTGGGGCTGAAAAGTCTTTGCCACTCCTGAGAGTGTGTAAACTTTCAAAAGAGAACCCGTCAAAGAGAGGGTTAATATGTCCCGGGGAGTCTCGCTTACTTTAGGAGAGAGTAAGAGTCTCTTGATTTCCATTACTTGCATTTTCCAATCTGTTTTTCGTGTTTAGTAAAATTTGCTGCATATCCTCTATTGAGGTTCCTTTTTGAGTTGGTTGGTCTGCCTTGTAAACTTTGTTGAAATTTATCGAGTTGGTCAAGGTTGCTTTCCAATCAATCGTTTTAGATTTTTCTTTTTTCTTGTGTTTCCATCCGGCTTCTTTTCCCCAGAAATTTGTGTAGGCTTTTTTGAGAGAAAGTTGAATATCCACTTTAGGGTAAAATTCCTGCTGTTGTAAAATAAATTCTTGATCGTTGAGTAGCGAATAATAAACCTGATCCAATTCTTGTTTATAAACCTGAAAATCCTCTCGCCAAGATTTAGGAGTTTCCTCTCCCATACCCTCTCCTAATACATCAATAATAGGTACTATAATTTCATTTCTATTTTCATTTTCCATATGGGAGGTCATATGACCATCCATATGACCTACTTTTTTTTGAGGTTTACTACTCTCTTTTTTCCCTTTTTCTGAGTGTTGGTTTATTCCAGAAATGTTATTGCGCCTACTTTCTGTGTACTTTTTTCGCTTTATTATCTCCTGTTCAAAACGAACATTATACCATAAGCCGTTTTCATCCTGAACGAACTTGTCTTGTATTTTATCCCAAAGTTGACCTACTGTTTGACCTATCATATGACCTCCCATATGACCTCGGTTAAACTGCAGCACAAGCAGCTCCATATAGGCTCCTTTTTCTTCAAAAGTCATCCCCATAGTTCCGCCTATGTAGTCATTAGGGTAGAAAAGTATTGCAGGATCTTTACTCATAATTATAAATTTGTCTGTATGGTTTTATGCTCCCCTATAATCTCTTCTATTTTACCTCTCCATTTGTCAGATGTAGAAAATAAATTACAAGCAGCAGTATCTTTTGCAGATGCTATATTTTTACGCTTACAATACTTTTTGCCCTCGTAAAATACACAAGTATAACAGCACTTTATCAGCTCTATTTTAACCTTACTCATTATATCAGACCGAGAGGCTTTCTTATTATTGAGTGCCTCTAATTGAGCCTTGCGTAGATGTACATTTATGTAGTCCATAACTTAAAAAGGTAAATCTTCTGTTTCTTCTCCCGAATTATCAATAACGACTTGCTTAGGCTCTATTGTTCCTTCGTTTCTCTTCTTCACCTCTCCAAGAAGCTCAATCTTTTCAGCATAAACCTTTGTAGTGCCTCTTTTCGCTCCTATGCTATCAGTCCACTCCTCGTGCCTTATTTCGCCAACAACAGCAATCTTATCCCCTTTCTCTACAAACATCTCTACCACTTCGGCAAGTTTGCCATTTACTACTACATTGTGCCACTCGGTTCTCTCTTGTCTTTCACCCTCTTTGTTTCGCCAGAAAGTTGTAGTTGCAACAGAAAAGGTCGCTTGTTTCCCGTTTGAAAAAGTCTTTATTTCGGGGGTTTTACCAACCCTTCCGATTAAAAATAGTGTGTTCATAGTTTTACAAATATTTCATTTCTTCTTTTGCTTTACTTATCAAAGTCCTGCACCAATCTAATTGTCTTGTTGCGGTCTTATGTAGTCTATCAGTCCAAGTAACTAAAGACTGTTCTTTTGCAGAGATTGAATCTACAAGGGCGTTTTGCACCTTTGCGGATAGCATTGCTTCTTTAACTACTCTTTCAATTATCTTCCCCACCTCAGAGGCTTTGGAAAGGTTATAATGTAGTTCAGCATCTTTCATTAAAAGTCCTGTTCTGGCCAAGTAAACTGACAACTGATTGCCTCTTTCAGCTATTGCGTTTACATCGTCAGGAATAGGCTCTTCTAAAAAGTCCTGTACTGCTTGGCATTCAAGCTCTATGTCGTGGAGGGAGGTCATATTAAAATATTGTTAATTGTTTTGTATACTCATTAAATCGTTTTACACTTGCCTCAAAATGGTTTATGTCTTTTTCAAATGCCATAAATGGAATATTTGCCTTATCTGCTACAATTCTATGACTTCCGCTTCCAAGGTGAGTGTCCAAAATACCCCCCCCCGTATAATACCGAGCAATCAAAAACTCATACAAGGCAATAGGTTTTTGAGTAGGATGTATTTTTTTCTCCGAGTTAATACCTCCTGTGTTTGAGTAACGGAATAGTGCTGCAGGTTTATCAAATGAAGTCCAAGCCATCTCAAATTGTGAGAAATTTTCCCAAGGCTGACATTTGTCCCATACTACAAGGCAGCGACTCGGTGGAAGCGGATAATAATTACCTCCCCAAATAATTCTATTAACACTAACCTTAGAGAGTAGGTCAAAATACTCAGGAGGTGGAATTTCGCAATCCCATTCGCAATCCATCGTGTTTAATACTCTATTTTTTAACTTGCCAGAACCAGAGTTTAACCTTCCTTTTTTAATCTTAACTGCGGTACTCTCTCCCGAATATTGATTTTTCCCTTTTCTATTTGGAGCCGAACCCATTTGCATTTGGGGAGCATTAATACCATAAGGCGGATCTACAATAGCCAATGAAAAGTATTTATCAGGAATTTGAGGCAAAGCATCCATACAATCCATAAGATAAACAACAGATTTAACTCCGTTCTTATTGGTGTATTCGTGCTTGTCTTTATAGCCTTGTATTTCCATCAGTACGGCATTTCATCAATATTTATCTTCAATCCTCTATTGGCTACATAAACCACTTTCCCCGTTGCTTCCTCAATCTCTTTCTTAAATAGATTAGCGTTTGAATTTTCGCTTGAAAGGTGTAAGAGAATGATATTATTCACTTGGGTTAAATCGTGGTTTAAAACGAGCCTTTTTGTTGTTTCTAACTCCATATGAGAGTAGAGTAGTCTCTTACGCATTACGGAGTTTACTCTCCCACTTTGGATATTTGCTTCTAAGATTTTGTCAGAGTAGTTTGCTTCAACCATTATCGTACTTAGGTTGTCAAACTTATATTCACAAGTAAAGGTGTCAGTCAGAAAAAGAATGTTTCCTGTTTCGGGATGAGAGATTAAGAACCCCACACAAGGTACATCGTGAGCCACTTCAAAAACATAAACTCGGAAATTCCCTAACTTATATCCTTTTCCTGCGGTTATAGGTTTGCCTCTGTGGTGTCCTTTTAATTCCCTAAACTCTAAAACAGATTCTAAAGCCATTACAACTATACCTGAGTTGGCAAAATCTTTTACATACTTAGAATGGTCTCCGTGCTTATGAGTAACTAAACATCCTACCACCTTGCTTAAATCGTAGTCAAGAGCCTTTTTAACAGAAGCAAAGTTTATCCCTGCCTCTATTATTAGGGTTTCGGAATTGTTTGAAAGGAGGTAGCAATTCCCGACTGAGCTTGATGATAGGATGTGTAGTTGCATATTAATATCCGGGATCTTCTTCTGGTTTAACTTCTTTTTCCTCTACCTCTTCGTAGCTTATGCTTTCTGCGGAGATAGTTTTAGAAGCGGTCTTTTCAAGTTCTTCCTTACGAGTTTCCTCGTAGTCGTAGTCCTTATCTTCAACAATAGCTTGTTCCATCTCAATAGAGAGGTGGCCGTATTTTGAGATAAGGTTCCGGGAAACAGTTTTAAGAGCCATTGCAGTAAAACTTCCTTCCCAACCTACCTTTCCTGTTTCGGGAGAGTTAGCAAGAGCGATAAGAGTTTCTACTGTAACCTTAGTGTTGTTCTTTAAGGTCGGCACGAATTTCTTTGCGTGTTTGGCAATCTGCTCAACTGTCATATACAGAGTTTTTGAGAACCCGTTTAAGAGTTCAAAATGGCAGAAATAGCCAATTATCTTATCCGAAGTTGCCTCTCCGTCAAAATGGATTACTCCGGTAAGTTTGTCCTTTTTCCCAATCTCCCCCTCATAAACCACATCGGCATTTAAGTAACGATATTGTCCGGTTCTCATTGCAAGTTGAATAAGGCCTTTATATCCTATTGTGAAAGTAGGAGTAGGGACTTTTACCCAAGAGCCATCGGGTTGTTTAATTGAATTATTATAAGGAACGATATAGGCAAACCCCAAAGATTTATTAATTGGGAGTTTGAGAACGGCAGCTTTAAGAGCTTCCATTACTACGGCCTTAGGCTCACAAGCCTGTAACCCCGAATCAGAGTTATAGAGGTCGATAATAGAAGCTACAAAGGGGCCGGAGTTCTTGTCGAGAGCGTTTTTAAACTGCTCCTGAACGCTTGGTGCGTTGATCATACTTTTCAGAACATCCACTTTGGATTTCTGTGCTAATTGAGTGCTCATACTATTTAACTGTTAAAGGTGAATTGTTTACTACAAAAAGGTTGATTATCTGAGAATCTGTCTCAGGAATAGAGGTAACACTCTCCCGGTTATCTAACCAGATAGGGGCGGTTATTCCCAAGTGTTTTGAGATAGCGTTTATAATATCTATCCCGGCACTAATTTTCATTGCGTTATTCAAAGAAGAAAAAGGAACTCCGTTTACCATTGGTACGCAAGTCTCGTCTATGTTTCCGTTAATCTTCTGGTCGAAGATTTTAAACTTGACAATCTTAAAGAGGTCAGAGATACGCTCTTCAACTGCACTCATTAAGAGAGAAGAATAGTCTTTTACTAACTGTTCCTCTTTCTCTTCCTTAGCAAGTTCACCGGCAAGGGCTTTTTCCTCACCTAAAAGCTCGTTAAGCCTCTTAGAGTGTCTTTCTACCTCATCACGAAGGGAGAGGCTTTTATTTAGGCCTTCTATTTCGATTATAAGGGAGTCTTTCTTTTCTTGAAGTTCTTTTGTGTCCGGGAGGCTGATAGGGGAGTTAATGAGGTCTATTAAGTTCCCAATCTTTAGGTTAATTTCTAATACCTGAGGCGTCTGAGTAAAAATAAAAAGAGGCTGAGAAGGCTCTACATCTTTAGCTAACCCGGATACGACAGAAATAATGGTTTCAAGTTTTGGGAGTTCAAGGTCTATCTTCTCGATCTTCTCTTGTAATTCGATTTTTTGTGCTTGTAATGCTTTTCCTGCTTTTACATTTTCTTCCAGACGATTTGCTTTAGAAAGATTAAAGGAGGCCATCATCTCCGCTTGTTTTTCAGCTACATCATCAACCTCAAACATTCTTTTACAAGTAGGGCAGGAGAAATCTTTATCTGAAAAAACCAAGGCTTCGGACTTAATTGCAAACCACGCTTGTTTAGAAAGAGTGATCTTACCTTCTATCTCTTCGATTGCTTTACTATGGGAGATTTTCTCCGCTTGAAGTTCTTTAGCTTTTGATAAAGCAGAGTTCAGTTCGACTCTCTTTGCGTTATACTCTTCTAGGGAGGTGTAAAACTCTTTCAGGTTATCTTTTTTCTGGTCTGCCTCAATCTCTGCAAGTTTATTTTGTAACTCCCGAACCTCGTTACGATAGCTCTGAACCTCTACTTGCTTCACTTCCACCCTAGAAATCTCGGAGTTGATTTGTTCCTCAATCTCTTTTAAAGAGGTCTTTTTATCCTTAATGTCTTTTTCAATCCCGGACCAATCCATAATTTGTGGAGTCATTCTTTTGTTCTCTTCGATCTTAGGCTTAACCTGATCTAAGGCCTCTTTACATTTCAATCTCCGGGCAGCAACGATTTTCTTATAATCCTCCGTCTTATAAGTACCCATTCTTTCCAGAAGGTCTAAAAGGTCATTCTTACCTACACAGATTAGTTTAGGATCAATAGTCCCGGCCATCTTGAAAAGAAGGTCTCTTTGTACTTGCCAATGAAGCGAAGGAAAAGATAAGGGGTTAGTGATTAATCTAAATTGACTCTCAGGGCATACCTCATTAATTTTCATTCCGTACTCAGTAATACTCATAGCCACATCGTCTATAAAACAGTCCGTAGTATGGCCGGTCATCTCTTCTTCGTCATTTCCTCTTCTGCGAGTCCACTTTTCCGAATAGACTTTTTTCAAAGTCATAACCGAGTTACCTACAATCAGTTTTACCTCAACTTCGTGAGAGAGTCTGTGAATAGGTTTGTTATTTTCATCAAGCGTCTTTAACTCAAAGTCCGCTCTCCCTTCGGAGTCTTTACCAAACAGGAGCCACATAAAAGCATCCATCAAAGTTGTTTTCCCGGAAGCGTTTGCTCCCTCAATATTCGTTTGTTGAATAAAGTCTGTTTCAAAGGATTGAATACCTTTAAAATTTAAAAGTCTTAGTTTAGTTAATTGGATATTTTTCATATTAATTACATAATTTTTTTACCACAAGTCTTGCTATCCCCCCTGTACTCAGGTCTAGAATACACTCCTCTCCTGAGGTTGTGATGATTGAGATAGGGGCTACATTATTAATTCTAAATTCTCTTTGTACTACCACTCCTGTAACGGAGGTGCTGATCGATTGTAAGTTTTCATCTTCAAGGTCTGGTTCTACCTCGATTTTGATATTAAAAAGACCTTCTTCGTCTTTTATTTTCTCGATAATTTCCGAGACAATGGCTTTCTTAATCACCTGAGCCTCTTGGCCGGATAATTTATATTCCATAACTTCCATTTAAATAGTGTTTTTGTGTTCCTACTGATAATCTTTGATGTTGACTTATAAGAGCCTGAGCTACTTCTGCAATAGTGTTTTCAGTAGCCAGAAGGGGGAATTTCCCTGCGATAACTCTTGCTTGATAAAGTTGAGTTTTAGGATCTTTCTTGTCGTTCTCAATAAACTTTAACCCTCTCCAATCTATCGGGCCTATAATGGGCTCTACGAGTTCGTTTATACTTCTTTTAACGAGAAACAAAAGCTCCTCTTGATATTGGTTTGTCATACTGTTATGGGGTTTAATGTGTGCCATTTCTTGTGAATAGCCTTACGGCCTCTTTCAGTCCAAACAGTTTCCAGATAGGTAACTGCCTCACCCCTCTCATTTACTCTTACGAAAGTTCTTGTCTTAGTATAGCCACAGTCTTGAAACTTGGCGTAAAGGAGCCATTGACCACTTTGTTTGTATTGAACCTTCTCTTGTTCGAGGAATTTATTTAGGCGAACAGCACTTGTCCCAAGTTCTTTTGCTATCTGAGTAGTGGTGTATGTACTCACACTCTGGAGGACTGCGTGGTAATATTCCACTTTAGGGGCCACCTGAATAAGAGTTTCATTTGCTTTTTCAAGCCTCTCATTTAAGAGTTCTGCTTCCCTAGTCTTTTCTTGTAGTAAAAGTTTGTGCCTTTCGAGAGTAGCTGCAGTTATTTGCATAGCTTTTGCTACAATCATTTCCGGGGTATCCTCTTCTCTGGTTACTATATATCCTCCAGATTTACGAATTGAGGGCAGGACTTCGGATGTAACCCACCTTTTAAAGTCTTTTGCTGCCGTTAATTTTGAACCAAAGATTAAAGAGTATAATCCTGACTCGTTAATAAAGGTAATCTCCTGCATACCCCCCTTTGTAGGGGTGTCGCATTTCACGACATCCTCTGAGTCGATATGCTTACTTACCGCATCACGAGGGTTTGAATAACCAAGGGCGTTGCAAATATCATTGGCTGCAAAATAGGGATCTCCTTTTTCGTTTTGAGTAACCCTGATACGTCCAAATTGAATGTGGGTGAAAATTATTGGTTTCATCTCAATAAATCGTTTAGTTTGTTGATTTCTTCCTGAAGCTCCTCACAGGTCATATTAGATATATTCCCTAAAAGTGAGTAGCCATTTACCGCCTCAAATAGAGATTGGTATTGCTGCATAAGGTCTTGTTTTTCCATTATTCCAAATAGTCTAGGGTGGTGAATATTACTGTTGTATTAATTTCCGGGGAGAGTTCCATAGCACCTTTAAGCGCACATCCGGCTTTACCTTCTGCTGCTGCATAACAAACTACGCCCTGCTCAACTTCAATGAGAGTGCATAGTAAAAAACTAACTGTACCGGGGTGTTCTTGGTTAAGAGTTCTGATTTCCTCTACGAGTGTGTCGAGCTTAACTTTCAGCTCCGCACCTTTTTGATGCTTAATTTCCATATATAATGTTAGTTAGGTTTCAAACAAGCCGGTCTTTCCCGGCAGTCAGTCTTTGTAAGAAATAGAGCCTAATGGTTTAAAGAGCACTCTACTCCAACACTTGCGATATGTTCCTTCTCCTCATTGGTTCCGCAAGTATCTTATTTCTTACCCCACCCTTACCCCGACTAGGGCAAACGCTTCATTCGCTCTGACCAATGAGGGCGTTTACTATATCTTCTCTTCGGTATTTTACTTTCGATGTTCTCCCGGGGCCCTTCTTCCCTTGAATCCTTTGCCTCTTTAGTAGTTCTTTAAAAGAGTTCCCCCAGATTTGTATAGCCTCAGTTTTTGATACCTCAGGACTGATTAGACCAAGCTCTGCCATAGCAACCTTAGTCCCTTCCTTTGATACCTTATATATTGCGGATAAAAGTTGAGAATCGGTCATTATTTTATCCTCCTTACCTTAATGTAGTCGGGACAATCTTTCTCTGTACACTCAAAATCAAACCCCCTCATTCGGAGGCGAGATATTG